TTCTATATATTTATCTGCTGATACAATATATCCATTATTACCATCTATATAATAATGTCCTCCATAATACGTATTAACAGTAAAATTAGTAACTTTTACTTCTACTGTAGTATAATATGTAGGTTTTCCTTTAGTACTTATAGTAACTTTATTAAATAGATAGCCAGAAATATCTATAGTTTGTCCAGTAACATCATTATTTATAGGACAAGGTGTTACAGATGTATAAAAATAATTATCATCAACTCCACCAACAGGACATAATAGTCCTGCTATATAAATTTCATCATTAACTTCACTTTTAAAACCTAAACTACTACTACCATTATTACTACTAATGGATTGATTTTTAAAATTAACAATAAACTCACTATCAGGTATTTCATCATTATAACTAACAGAAGCATTATTTATAGGAACAGTACCTGAAAGATATTTCATACGTTTTTTGGTTTTATTATATATACATACAGCAGGATACCATTCTTCATTAAAAGCAGATAATAAAACTAACATATCTTCAAAAGATATAGTATTCTTTACATTTATAGGTTCATATCCAAAATAAAATTTTAAATAATAAGTTTGGTCTAAATATATAGTATCTCGTATACCAGTAGAAAAATGTATAGGGTCTTGATAACTATAATCTTCAGTATTATAACCAATAAAATCACTAAGTCTATAAGGAGATTGACTAGTTCCAAAAGGCATATTATAATTCCATACACCTTTAATACTTAATTCTTCAAATGAACTTACTGTATTAATAGTGTATACTTGGTCATTTAAACTACTATTACCTAACCACCAACCTCTACTTGAAGAACTCCAACTTTGTTTATCTGAATTTAAAGTATCTGTAACAAAAGGTTTATTATAAAGATTGACAGGTTTATATTTAGAATAAGGATTTAAATTCACACTCTTACAAAGAGTAGCAAGGTCATTACTACTCTCTCCAAGAGCTTGTTTAACATCATCAATGCTAACAGGAGCACTAATAATTCCAGTTTCACTATTGTAAGACATAATCTTTATTTTTTAAATATTCAACTTTAGTTTCTAATTCTGTTACAACTTCTTTAGTAACAACTCGCTCTACTGTTACATTGAACACTTTCGCAAGCTATAATATAAAGCGTTCCATACGCTTGATTTTTAGAACTTAAAACACTAGGCAAGGCAGCTCTATAAGAGCCACCCTGCGTTAATACTTACTCTGCTGCTTCGCTTGCCATATTAGCAGCGATAGCGGAATTAACCTCCTTAATCAATGCAGATACCTCACTGAGCTTGCTCTGCGGAACACCGCTGATGTTGTAGGTCAGTTCGCTGCCGTTGGAGCTTGCGTTCGCATTGCCGAAATAATTACCATTTGGGTCACCATAGATACTCATATTGATGCTCTCAATGTTGCCACCCGTCTTGTCAACATTGTAGGTGATTTCTACTCGATAGCCGCCCTTGGTGTAAGTGGCTGTTGTCTGTTCACTTTTCTTGTTAATCTTTAAATTCTCCATTTTCTAATCTAATTTAATGAATTAATATTCTTGTTATCTAATCTCTTCTTGTTGCAGTCTTTCTTATCTCCACTCAATCGCTGAACCTCTGATTCAAGGAAGACCACCCGAGCCTTCAACCTGCTGACCTCATCGCCAACCTGCTCGATAGCACCGAATGCCGTTGCAATCAGCTTCGGAGACCAGTAGTTAATCTTGTAGTAGCCATTCTCGTCTGTCTCCACGATGTCCTTTAAGTGAGGGTTGCACAAGACGTGCTGTGCAATCCAACCGATAGACCTTGTATTGTCCTTCTTCCAAGCAAAGCCGAACGTGCCACCCATTGCCTTGATGATACCCAAGTAGTCCAGCTTCCGCAAATCCTGCTTCAAGCGGATGTCAGAAGATTGATAAGCTGTAACTCCACCTTTAGCAAGAATACTATTAGGGAAGTAAGTATTCATATTATAATCGAAATTATATATATGACCTGTATGACCCATAAATCTATCAGTAGGATATGAATACTTAGTAAAAGCAAATATTCGTATTCTATATATTTGAGCATTACGTAATGCAGTAGTATTTTGGTCGTGTTTAAACTTAAATCTAATATATCTTCTATTATTGTTTCCTACAGGAAAACCTTCGTTACCATTAGATAGATTTATATAATTAAGTTGACTCCATCCAGTCATAAGTTTAGTAAAAGTATTAGTTATAACACCATTACTATTTATAAATTCTACAGTACAAGTAACACCAACACCGTTTGACATATCAACACTAGCAAAATAAATTTGAGAATAGCAATCATTAAGAACGTCAAATGTAAACATTAATTGGTTCTTTTTTATTTGAGCTAATTTCTCAGCATCAGTATTACCAGTAATAACATTGCCACCTAAGAATAAACTATCAATACCTGCAACATTCGCATACGCCTTAAATTTAGTATCATTTGATATATTATAATTAGTCCAATTAGTACCATTATCGTTAGAGTAACGTATATCTACATTTGTAACAGGTATACTATCAGTAATAGCAGTAATTCCAGAACATAAAGCATCAGCTGAAACATAACAATTAGTTCCTTTATTGTTAACTTCATAATTTGTAGGTAATATACCTTTATTATTTATTAAACCGTTAACTGATAAATTACCAGCAATAACAGCATTTTTACTAACATTAATACTATCACAACTAATAACATCAGTAACAGTAAGACTTTTAAACGTAGCACTACCATTTTGTGTTATGTTCCAATAACTACTATTTACTTGACTACATATATCTTGAGTACATACCCAACCAGAATTATTAGCATTACCTAAATATAAATTACCGCCACTACCTCCAATTCTAGCTCCACTATCAGGAGTTATAGTTGTAATACCTGCAAGTCTAAGTGTACCATTACTTTGTGCACTATTAGCATTAAACACAGAATTATCAGCTATACCAAGATAAATAGTTTTATTAGAATGAGTATATTTAAGTCCAGCCCATTCATTCCAATCCCAAGCAGTTTCACCAAAACGAATAGCCTTACCTGTATTGAATATTACTTGACCATCCAGAGCACTAATCCAAGCAGGATTGGAATCGTTAGTTAACATTATAGCTTGATTTTGAGCAGCAGTTCTAATAGTAGCAGATGAATATATATCACCTGCAACATGAAGTTTATAAGCAGGTGATTTAGTTCCAATACCAACATTTCCTCCATCAAAAATAAATCTATAACCTCCAGTTTTAAAATATAAACCGAAGTATGACGATATTGAAGTATATGCTTTTCCTGTTTCAGTACTATCTACACAGTGACGATAATCGATACCATACCAAGGATGTGTATTATTACCATCTGACCAATCTTCATTCAGACTATCTCCATAGATTAAGCCTTTAACATTCTTCATAAATCCACTAACATTACCAGTACCATCAAAACTTTGCCCCCAAATACTTCTTGCTGTTGCAAGTTTGGTTGCAGAAGCTACATTGTCAGAAGTAAGAGCTACAGTAGCCCAATCTTTAGTATTATAGTTATTACTAGTACCGTATGCACACCTAATAAACATTCTATTATCACCTGTAAATGCTAATTGATGATTAGAAGCACCATCAATACTACCTATAACTAATAATGTACCCCATCCATTAAAAGGTCTTTTACCACTAATTGTAACTTCTGATTCAGGTTGAATATCTCTAGTACCAAATGTTGTTTCTTTGTCTATATTGTACGCCCCTAATCGACCTCTTTTAACCAACAAATGACTTGCATGATAACTATCAACAGTATCTGCATTTCCAGCACTACTAGCATAATTAACACTAATGTTCGATACGCTTTTAGTAGTTCCACCAACTGTTATACTAATTCCCTTATCAGAATTAGATAGAGCAGTAAGAAGTCCGTTAGCATGAACACCATCAACCTTGTCTGCATTTCCTGCACTTGTAGCATAAGCACAACTTCCACTAGAAGTAATATAACCAGTATCATTAGTAAGTTGACTTACTTTTGTAGGTATTTCACTCTTCTTAGCATAATCTGCAAGACTTTGATGAGAAGTAAGATAAGTTCCTAAATCTACAGCAGTTCCACCAGTAGCTGCAATAGTTTTAGTAACACCGTTAATCTTAACACTATGTGTATGACTAGTTGCCGACTTACCACTAAGAAGTGAATCTACACTACTTTTGGTATAATAGTTAGCAAGACTTTGGTGAGAAGTTAAAAATGTAGCACCTTTAGTAAATGTAATACCCTTTCCGCTTTTAGATACAGACGTGATAGCATTCCCACTTCCACTTACAGATATTGCATTAACGTAACCATCAAGTGACTGATGACTAGTTAAGAACGTACTACCTTTAACTACGCTGATAGTAGTACCATTCTTGGTGACAGACGTAACCGCATTACCGCTACCGCTGACAGAAATAGCAGTAGCACTACCACCTTCCAAGCTAGAGATACGAGAATCAAGAGCCTTGATGGAGTAGGCAGAGGCAATCTCACTCAGCGATTCTGATGTAAGCTTCAAGGCATTTGAATAACTCTTCACACTGCCGTTCAAGCCGCCACCACCGCCCGTGGTGGATGCTCCTGCTCCGTATGCCGTGATACCGCCTGTGGCATAGAGATTACCATCAATCTTGATAGCCTTGTTTGTGGAATCATACGTGAGCTTAATGCCATGGAAGGAGATTGCGCCCTCGAAGGTAGCATCGCCCGATACACCAAGTTTAGAGAATGGTGCGTTTGGCTTCAAAGACACAAGGTCAGCAACGCTCGTTCCTGCACTTCCTTCCTTCCAGGTCGGCTCGAAGAAGATGAGGTATGCGCCAAGATTCTTTTCGCTGATGATAAACGATGTAGGGTCTGCGTGAACCTTTCCGCTCACGTCCCACCAGATAGCACCATTGGCAAGATAACCAGAGCCATCGAAGCGGATAAGGGAGGTTGCAGGGGTAAGATTTCCGCTATTATAGTCCTTATCCACCATCTGACCGCCCCACCATGTTGCGATACTCTTCTTTCCTCTATTCGGGTCTATTGCTCCGTTGATACCGCTCTGAACATTTCCGTCTCCGTCTCTCAGCGCAAGGAGTGTTGTCATTACAATACCACCGTCAATATCTGTAGTCTGACCGAGCGCATCCTTGAGATACTTGTAACCTGCGAGGTCTGTGATATTCTGCTTCAAGTCACCATATATCTTGCTAGTGATATAGGCGTTTGCCAAGCCAAGTTTGTCATAGAATGCGCTGTATGCGGACTGAAAGTTGGTAAACTTCGTTCCCACGGCTGAGACGATAGCAGCCTTGCCGTCGGTATCAGTCTCATTGTATCTTTTAGATATATCTGAAAGAAACTTGATGAGTTCCGTTTTGGCACTCGTGAGGGTAGCAAAAGCGGTGTTGAGGTCAGTGAGTTCCTTGGTGTCCTTCAGTACCTCTGCATCCTTCACCTCATTATACGACTTCTGTGCAGCCGCAAAATCATCCTCAAGTCGCTTAGAATCCTGCGCCATTGCCGCAATCTCGGAAGGCTCTAGGTAACCATCGGTAACATAATTATCGAATTCCTTCTTGTTATCAGTGACCGTCTTTCCGAGGTTCGTAATATCCGTCTGTGCGGTCTGTGCCGCCTTCTGAGCATCTTCTGCTGCCTTTTTGGCTGCGTTGGCAACTGTATCATCGGTGTATTTAGATGCTTTAATCCAATCACCGATGGCGAACTGAGAACCTGCCGCTTTGTTGGTCTGACAGCGCAATACCTCATTCTTGTAGGTACTGCCATCGCTAGGATAGGTAGCATTAACCCATATATCGCCAACCTGATAAGGTGTCGTAGGCTGAACGCTGAACACCTTCATTTTCCCGTTTGCGGTCTCCTGTGCCATTCTTGCATCGGAAAGGGCTTTGGCGATGTCGGTATCTGTAATGATAGTCCACTTATAGGTGTTGCTATCCTTGGCAAAGCGGTATGCCTTGCCCGTCTTGTTGTCGTAGTAAAGGTCGCCAAGATGGATTTCTTTATCCTTATCGGTCTTCCAACTGATGGCTGGGGCATTCTCAAAGGTAGGCACCCCATCATAGAACCACGTTTCGATAGCACCATCCACCTGATTCTGCAATTCGGCAATCTTATTGAAATACTGAGACAATTCCTTGCCATCCACAGTGGATTTAGCGGAAATCTTACCCTTAACAGACAATTGTTTAGTGCTGCTATCATATCTGATATAAGAGCTGCCCTCATAGCCATTCTCCTTTGTAGGTCTATCGCCTACATACATATCACCATAGACGTTGAAGAATGCCTTGTTATTCTGCTTATTCACACCATATTCCACATACTCCCTATTGGCAAAGGAATAGCTGTTGATGCCGTGATAGAGGCTGATGGATGGCGAATAGGTATCTACCGCCGAGAAGATAAGGCAGTTCTGACGTTCTACATCGGTTCTATTACCGCACTGGTTGAGCACATCACCTTTAGCAGGTACGTCGCTTGCCGTAGCGCAATCGGTATCAGAAAGGTCGATATAATGATATTTCTTTCCTTCCAGCTCTACAGGGTCTTCATCACGACCGATTACCAATCGCCAATAGAAGTTATTGCCAGCCTTGTGATAAGCGCCCTTGCGCACGTTGAATGATTCCGAGCGCACTTGGTCGCCAACAGCGAAATCATTATCCACGGCATCACCATCCTGCTCTGCTAAGAAATAGCAACGATAAGCCTTCTGTGACACATTATTATATGTCACAGTAACCTCTTCTACCTTATGAGCCACCACACCGCCAGCAGGAGAGATTATCTCCTTACCGCCAATGGTGGATGTTTTATTGATAACCAGCTCCTCGAAGATAGCCTTCATTCTTACCTCCAAGTAATCTGTGATGAGGTGCGAACGACCTTCTGCGTCGGGAGTCCACGAGCCTCCGTTCTCATTGTTGGAGTTACCGACATGCAACCCACTAAAGAACTTCTGCACCTTCTCCCATGTGATTGTGCCCTTTGCGGTGTTATCCAGCAGCCTAGATATAAACTCCATCCTAGAGCGTCTAGCAGAATAAACGTTACTATCGGATGCAGGAGTGGTATCGTTCATGCCAATTACATAGACACCTCCACCATTACCGCTTCCTGTGCCGCCTATCTGCATTCCATTCACCTTGATGGAATCAACCTTGTCTTCCAACTTACCCAACCGGCTAGTAGCTGCCTTTTCGCCAACCGTGTACTGAGGGTGGTCGTAAGGGATATCCAAAGGTATCTCCATTCCGATGATACGAGAGTTTCGGTAGTGCTTGCCATCCGCATCCACCTGCGCAAACATATCATTAATCAGCTTTACCTGTTCACCGAGAGGATGGTAATCGTATATTCCATCATTGTAGAACTTGTCGCCATCCATCGTGCAGGTGAAGTTTGAATTGCTGATCATGGTCTTCTGATAGTACTGCTTCGCTCTATCGAACAGAGATAACTGAGCAGTAGGGATGAGGTCCGTATCTGTAATCTTGGTTGCGTCCCAATTGAACAGGAAGTACTTATCACCTACCTTCGGGCACATAACGCCATCGGGAAGAGTTCTTCCGTAAGTGTCATTAGCAACAATCTCAAAGTAGTTAACCTTGTCAATGACTTTGAAACTAACATCGAACTCCATACCCATGAGAGCACCGCTAGTGAACTTGATACCTAGAGTGAGGTTACTCTTTATCCAACTCTCCTTGAAGCTATTAGTGAAAGAGTCTGTAGAAGTGACCTGCCAAAACGTCTGTGTAGTCTTCGTCCCGTCTTCGTTATCAACGGTGCTATCATACGTCTTGATACTGCTGACAACACTCTCAACCTTTGGGTATTCTTCCTCGAACATCACAACACCCTCGATAGCCTGCTTGTTGTTCTTTACGACATTTACGTTCTCCAGGTAGCCATCCTTGGCGTAGAAACCATCACTATCCACTTCCTTGTTAGGGAGCATGAGGTAATCAGTAGCAACACCATCGGTGGTGACGTCCGCATCGGCACCAGTGAAATATCCCTTCGGAATATTTCTGTCTGAGCCGAATGCGTACAGTCTCGTAATATAAGTTGACTTAGATTCCGAATAGGACATAGACAGAACATTAACATCCTGTTCGAATGTTGTCTGCCCTTCCATTTCGCAATATCCAAGGTATATAATAGAGCCATCTATCCACCACTCGCAGTTGAGTGCGTCTTCAGAACAGATGGCGTTGAGAGCATCGAGAATGCTGATAGAGCCGTACTCGATCAAGAATCTCTTCTGAACATCGAAAGCCTTGTTGTTGTACGTAGTGTAGTCAACAGAGAAATCCTTGCCATTATACGTAAGACCTAGTGCCTTTAGGTTGCCGAGTATAACGTTCATGTGTACACCTACAGTTGTGGTGAGGTTGAAGGAGGTCTCGTTGGCTCCGTGCTGAGGGCGATACTTGCAAATCTTATTCTTCCAAGACATATAGTAGGCATCCATCTGCATTTCGTAGTCGTAGCCATCACTATCATTGTGCTTAGGGAAGTATGATGATGTAAGCTCAAAGTAGCCGAAGTCGGGAATCTCTACGGAGTCCCCAATCTCGAAATAGACAGGAGTAGCCGTAGTGAACTTCAAGATGATGTAGTGGTGGTCCATAAGCTGATATGACAGCTTAGAACCCTCACCGAAGTCCTCTAATGTGAAGAATACATTGTTATTTCTCTTAATCTGAATCATTAGCTTGCGTATTTACTTGTTTCACCTCTGTCACTAGGGTCTGGCTCGTTGAGCTTTAGGCTGAACTTTGCCATTTCCCGAATGAACTGACTGAATTGAGTGCAGGAGAGATAGATGCACCGATACCACACATTAGGCTGAAATCGGGTGCGGATAACCAACTCTCCCTTAGCAAGAACCTCCTCGCAGAACCTAGCATAGTTCGTCATGAACGTATCTGAGTCCTTGGCGGTCATATTGAACGGCAGCGTTATCTCCCTCTCATCCAATCTAGGATTGTGCTTGATAACCGACTTTCCGTCCTTTGAGCGATATTTGTTGCTGATGAACTCCTTGTTTGGTGCAGGGGTCATGAGCGCACTGAGGGCAGTTTCGTCTAAGAATATGCCCCACGTAAGATAGGCATCCTTGCCATTGATATAAAGTTGACCATTAAGCATAACTATTTAATCATTAAATAACCTCATAGGCTTCGCTGTGAGCCGATTTTTCTATTGTTGAGTGTAGTTGTAAGGGCAGATAAGCGAAAAGCCTATAGAGGTCAAATATCCTTTAATCTTCTGTTCATGTCATCCAGCTTGGCTCCGAAGTCATTATAGGTAAGCTTTGAATACTTCACGATGTCTTCGAGGTAGCTGTTTGTCATAATCATCATGTTTCTAATCTCCAATACCGCGCCATTGGTTGAGATTCCGAGTGTAACGATGCTCTCCATCTGTGATATGGTGGTAGTCATGTTCTGAGCAATTGACTCTCCTGCAATCTGCAGGGCGGTGAAGCGACCATTCAGCTCGTCTGCGGTATCTTGCCCCATAGATGCCCATCCTCCGCTTGTTGCGGTCTGTGATGAGGATGAGGAACCAGTGTAGCCTGTTACCTTTGCCCACTCGTCACGTCTCTTCAAGCCTTCCTGGACTATATCATCGTAACGCTTGTAGAATGCATCTACATCATCCTTGGTTAGCTTTCCGTTTTTATCCTTCATAGCCTTTGCCCAATCATCGTAGAGTTTCTTCAAGTCTCCATTGATAAGGTCTTCCATACTGAAAGAGAGAAGGGACTTCTGCATCTTTTCTGCGAAATCATCTGCCATTTCGCTAGCAAAGTCGCTACCATCCTTCTTCATGTCCATAAGGTCCGTCAAAAAGCTATCTCTCATTCCACTGAAGGAAATCTGAGTAAGATTCTCCTTGAACTGCTCTGACAACTCTTCTAGCTTGCCCGCTTGGTCTATGTAGTCATTCAGCTTCTCTGTAAGACGCCCACCATAGTTACCCTTTCCAGTGTTCTCGATATGCTCCCAAATGGCAACGTTACCACGGAGGAGCTTCATTTCCTCTGGACTGAGGGAGAAGAGGTCGCCATTGAAATCTGATTTGACGTTCTTCTTGATCCAATCCATCTCGTCACTACCGAAGCCGCCCCAATAAGCGTTCCATGAGTGGTGCGAACCATGATAGCTTGCCTGCGCCTTTGCGATGTCGAGGTAGTTCTGATTGGTCTCCTGCTGATTCTTATAGGCTTGCTCGTAGTATGAGGTTGCCTTGGAGCCAAAGGAGTTTTCCATTGCATCAGTCAAATCCTCGATGGATTGCTGCAAGAGGGTATTTCTATCCGTCAGTCTTTCGATGGTATCATTGACCTTCTTTGCATTTCCATCTCCACCGAACAGACTATTAAAGCCACCGAATGAAAGCGTGTTGAGGATATGAGAAACGTTGTTCCCGATACTCTTCAATGGTTTCATAACGATGTCACCCGATAAAGCATCATCGAGGATGCCCGTTACTGCGCCAAAGACCGTGTCCATGAGGTTGCTGATGAGTGTTCCGAAGCCATCTTTCAGAATATCGAGGATGCCGAGTATTGCGGAGATTATTTCACCTGCCATACCGCTATCCCCTAAAGCTTTCGTCAGAGATTTGGCTGCGTCACTATCTTTACCGAGCAACCCTTGGATGCCCTTTGCTAGAGTGTTGGCAACGTCCTTCTGCATAGAGCCACCGAAAAGCTTGTCAAGCCCTAGGATAGAGTTTCCTATGCCTTTGAGTGACCCCGATGTAAGACCCTGCAAACCATTTTCTAGCTGCTGGAACTGAGAAACTGCCTTCTGTGCAGATGTCTGCAAGTCTGATGATGCCTTCTGAACTGATGAGCCAAACTCCAAAACGTTGTTAGATGCGGTAGCGAGAACGCCCTGCGCTCTAGAGAGGTTGGCTTCAGCCTTGCTGATACTTGTCTTGTCACCGCTCTTCTTAGCCTTGGCAAGGTCTTCCTGCGCCTTGGTGACAGCTTTCGTGGCTTCAATCTCTCGCTCCTGTGCATCAATATAGCCCTGCATGGCTGACTGATAGGAGTTGATGTCGTCCGAAACCTTCTTAAAGATGTCACTATTCCAGATGGTGGCAGAGCCTTGTAACTTGGAGATAAGTTCCTGTATGGTCTTCTGCTCATTAACATCTGTTGTGCTCTTGGAGAGTTCTTGCAGCTTCTCAATGGTAGGCTCCAGTTGGTCCTTGAACATAGCACCGAAGTCTCCGAAGACGCTTCCCCAATCGATGTTTTGTCTGATGGCATTTATCTCGATGGTTTGGAGGTCCTTCTTTCTCTGCTGCTGAAGAGAGAGCTTTTCGCCCTGCGTCTGAGCCTTGGCTATCTTCTCCTCGTACTCCTCAGCAATGGCTTGCTTCTGCTGATAGAGAGAACCATACTCCTTCAAGTAGTCGCGCATAGAGGTGAGTGCTTCCCTGTTGACCTCATCAAGCTTCTTGTTATACTCTTGGGTAGCGAGGTCTCTTGCCTTATTGAGGGCATTGGACTGAGCAGAGGTAAGGGTTACTTTCTTGCCAGCTTCCTTGTTTTTCTTCTTGAACTCTGCTTCCTGCTTGTCAATCTCGGCTTTGCGCTTGGCATAGTCGTTCTTGATTTCAGCAATCTTCTTCTCCGTGCCTTCCTGCATCTGAGATATATCGGTGTCGATATTTTCCTGCTGCAGCTGCTTCAAATCCTCATTCAGTTCCTCCTGGGCCTTCTTCCGGTCTTCTGCTAGCTTCTTTGCATCGTCGGCTGCTTTCTTTGCTTTGGCAGCGTTCTTCTTGGCATTGGCTTCTGCCTCTTCCTTTTCGCGACGCTTCTGCTTAGCATCGTCTTCTGCCTTGGTCTGCTTGGTGTTCGCCGCATTGGTATAATCCCATCCTCGCTGGGCAATATCGTTGGTTGACATCCATTTACCATTGACCAGCGCACCAGACTTCTTGTTGTTTGCAAGGTCGCGTGCCAAAGCAGAGAAGTATTTACCTAAGCGTCCTAGCTCCGGAATATTCATATTCTGCATCCACGATGGTATCTTGGCATCGAAGTTGACGTGGAAGTTGATGTTGTTCTCGGAATAGTTCTGCATGAACTCCTTGACACGGTTGTAGAGAACGTGTACATCCTCGCCGGCACCCTGGAGTTGCTTCTGCAAAGCGTTTATCCTGTTCTTGGTAGATGTGGCCTTGTTTCCGAAATCCTCTGTTGCATCTGCCGCCCGGTTGATATTATCTGCCTCCTCGGTATGCAGCTTCTTTGCAGCTCGAAGCTCATAGAGATAGCCTATCAATGCCTTCCTGGCATCGCTTGTTTTGTCTCCTGTAAAACCGAAAGCATTAGCTAGCTTTTCTGATTCGGATATCAAAGAAGCTTCCAGCTGATTGTATTGCTTCAGATAGGTCTGATACTCCTTGGAGTGCTCATTCAAGCCAGCCATCTTCTGTGTTAGGTCATCAAACTGCTTGATAACCGAGTCAGATACGATGTTCTGTATGCCGACGGCTATACCGCTGCTAGAGGTTCCATAATCCTTCAACTTACCCAAAAGGGCTTGCTGAGCGCTATCCACACGGTTGTTGTATTCTTCGTTAGCCTTGGAGATTGCATTGGCTCTGTTGCGCTCTGTAGCCTCCAGCTTGATTTGCTCGACGAGTTCTTTAGATTTATCTATCTCCTGCTGCTTAACATCCACAAGGTTGCTCTCGTCTTCCTTGATCTTGTCAATAGCAATCCCGTAGTTGTCATAGATGTTTGACAGCTCCTTGATGGTGTCCTTGTAAACCTTGGAGCCTTCCTTTGCAGTCTTCAGAATGGAGATTAGCGACTCGACCTTGCTTGATGCTTCATTTGCACTCTCGGTAAACTTGGAAGTCTTGGTAGCGGCATCCTCAGCGCTATTGCCGAATAGATTGAACATCGTGACTCCAGCTGCTACTGCACCAAGAACCAGACCGAGAACATTTGAAGAAGAGACCAAATTGAACAGAGCCATGGCATCCTTGGCGGTTGTGATAGACTTCGCTAAAGACAAGAATGCTTTCGCACTCTCCCAAGCTACCTGTGCCTTAGATATTGCTATCATTGTTATCACCGCAGCCTTGTATGCTCCATACGCTGCAACGACAGTCATAAGCACCTTGCCTACCGTCTCCCAATTCTCAACGAGGGTGGAAACGACTCCCAATCCGGTATTGATAACACCCTCCTGGGATTTGCCGAGGTCATTGAACATCTGCTCGATGGCATCCTCAATGTTGCTTATCTGACCTGTAATAGTCTTGGACTGAGCCTCCATCAAGCCACCGAACTTGCTACCCTCGGCGGTCATACTCTGCATTGCCTGGATGAAGATATCGCTGGTAACCTTGCCTGCCTTGATTTGCTTCTGGACCTCCTTGATGGCGTTGGTAACGTCAAGACCCATAACCTTGGCTATCTCGTCTGCGATAGGAATACCTCGGTTGAGGAACTGGTACAAGTCCATCGTGTCCATCTTGCCCTTGGCGATGGTGGTGCCGTAAAGCATCACAAGGTCTTTAAGGTTTAGACCCATACCTGCTGCAACGTCTCCCAATCCGATAAGCGTCTTGTTGACATCCTCGGCCGCTACGTTGAACGCAAGGAGCTGCTTGGCTCCCTCTGTAACGTCTTCAACCCCGAAAGGTGTGACGGCTGCCGTGCGGATCAACTGCTTCATGAGAGCATCGGCTTTCTCCTCAGACTGCAACATCGTCTTGAATGCCATTTCTGTCTGCTGGAACTGACCGCGGACCTGCATCATCTGATTGACGAACTTGCCAATGCTCCAACCGCCAATGGCAATGTTCATACTGTTCTGTATATTCGAGATTACATCGTCAATAGACTTTCCGTCCTTCTCAACCCTCTCGGCAGTCTGATGAACTGCGTTCTGAATGTCTCGAAAACCGGAAACGACCTTGGCTGTCTCGACTATTGTATCGAATTTAATGCTTGGCATAATGTTCTATTTTTCCTTGAATTTATACTCTGTTATAAAGAATCGCCGGGGAAACACCAAATATGGGTGTTCGATATGGGAACTTTACGTGCGTGCGCAGGAAGACTTCGGTTAAATCTCGGTCTCTGACTCTATAACCGCCTTCATGACCGCCTCCTTGTTGTTGCCATCGATGACCTCTTCCCCTGCTGCCGGTATATGGGCTTTCTTCCTCTCCTCGTCAGACAGATAGATTGAAGTAATCTTGTCTTTGAGCATGAGAGTCAGGTTGTTATACGATATTCCCCATACCACGTAATCGAAAGTCCATCCGTATCTTTCGCAAGCAGCGTCTATTAGAGTTCCCCATATTGTCTTGCCTCCGAAGATAAAGCTATTCTCCGACTTCTTTGCTGCGTTGACTTTTGCCATACGCTTCGCTTCTTCTTCCATTCCTGTCTCTTTGGCTATTGTCTGGTATGAGTTAGCCTTAAGGATGATGATGAGAAGAGTGGCTATATCCTCGTTGGAGCATTCTTTGAAGATTAACTCCGTCTGCCTGCTTACGCATCTGGAGTCTAGTATTTCGTTCTTTGTGTTGAGTGAGTGATATGCAATCAATCTGCAGCATGTCTCCCTTTTGGTGTTTGCAACTCGCAATGCTTCCAAGAATGGATCAGCTTGAAGTAACTCTTTGTCTAGCTCCAAGCTATCTACTAACTGCGACGTTAGGTACATCATGCCCAGTGTAGTAGGGTAGATGCTAACGTGAGCGTGCTCAGTATCAAAGCCTATCGGCATATCTGTGAGCGTATTCGATATAATGATTCCTAACTCTTCCATATCACTCGAATTTAAATTGTTGGCACCCAAGGCAGGACTCGAACCTGCGTCTTTCAACCAGCTTTTGAAGACCCTGGATTTTTTTTGCATGCGACGGACTATTTGGTCTCGCTCTCCCAACTGAGCTACTTGGGTATGTTGCCGGCTGATAACCCTCAGTCGGCGGAAGGGATATTAGGATATGCCTATGTCTCTTCGTAAGTTTCCGTGATTTCAGCAGGAGCGGTATTGCCATCCTGCGGCTTTTTGAAAGTCAAGGCATACTTTTCACCTGTTCCCTTTGTGGCAGTAATGACACGCCAACGGTAAGCACAATATACGTCCTCACCCTTCGAGTTGACAGTCTTAGCCACTGCGTCACCCTCTGGAATGAGAGCTGAGTGAGTGTACGTGATAAGAGCACCGCTCTCAGTTGTATAGGCCTCTTCTGCACCGATAGTAGTGTTACCCATGTAAACGCCAGGAAGCTCGGCGTCTTCCGGTTGGATAGCCAAACGGAAGTTACCCTCTACGGTACCGTCGATGGTCTTGAATGGCTGCGACTGGTTCTTCTTGATGAAGAGCTGATATGCAGCCTCGTAGGTGGACTTCTTTGTCTTGCGGTCAACAATTCCGCCACCTTCCTCAACCTGGGTCATTGTATCGCCCTTCGTTGGAGTAACAGTAGTAGTGCCATCCTTTGGAGTTGGGAGCTTAGTCCACTCGTTCTTTTTGCTACCTACCTCTTGAACGTAGATAGTGCATTTGCCCCATGATGTTACTGACATAATTTAATCGTTTATGAGTTTATATTTAACTTGATTATTTATTACATGTTCTCCCGTGCTTGTTGCATATACCCTCTGCTCAATAGCGTGGGCTGCATACTCGCTCGTTCTGAACGTTTCCAAGAGATTCCAAGCCAGTTTGCAGATTTCGTCAACTCTGATAGTGTTCTCCTCGAACTGCCCATCTACGTCCTGGTCTTGTATATATATATTTACATTTATAATCGCCGTTTGAAGCTGCGTTCCCTCATTAGCCAAGATGGAGATAACGACATCTTCCTTATGAGAATTATGCGGTCTCATCGTCTTTGACAGCTTGCCATTGACGTTGTTCATGAAACCGCTTTCATTGATGTACCGGTAAACATCTGTCTTAATTGCTCCGTCTGATTTCATATCTTCCACTTGTTTATTTCATTAACTGCTGAGTCTATTGCTGTCTTCACACGCTGCTCTACAATGGATGTGGCCCATATCTTCGTTGATGCGAGGACATCCTTGCTTTCCAAGGCTTCCACCTCTCCTGCGTATTCCATTCCGGCAACGACAACCAAAGCATAAACCCTGGAATATTCCTTAGCAAGGTCATTGATCATCTTCTTGCCCTTTGCAGAGCCGTCTGTGCCACTGAGAACCTGCGAAAAGGCTGATTCCATATATTTACTTCCCTGCTCGTACACGGCGAAGCCTATAGAACTTCTTAGGTTGCCCGTATGGTCTATCCAGCTTTCCTTGGCAGACCTGTTACGGATTCTAACCACAGATTCGTCTCCTAGCTTGCTCAATGCCTTAAGCACATTCTCCTGTATCTTCCTTGCGGCTCTTTGTAGGAAGGCGTCAAGAGCGGAAGCGCTGGTTGTCATTCTTATGCCCATATCTTACACTGGAGTTGATAACGATGAAATCCCTTAACCTTGATAATTACATCCTCAGCCCCTAAAATTTCTAGCTTGATAAAATCCCCATAAGAGAACTTTTCAATTCCTACGGGCAAGTTATGCACTTCGTAGGAGTAGTAATCAATAGAACCGTCAGATGTAACTAACTTGTTGGCCTCGCCAGCAGGAACTACATCACAAGTGCAGCAGAACTTCCACTCGGTCTTGCCCTGGTGATAATTTCCATCATCATCTGTATAGCCAGCTACCTTCTGCTGCCGGTATAGCTTTGAGGCATGAAAACTCAATAGACTCATCAGCAATTAATGTAAACTGTCGGCTTCGGAGTAAGTGAAACCTCCTCTTCGCCGATAGAGTTATATAAACGATTGACTTGAACTAATATAGCCTTTCGCTGGTCTTCCGAGAGGGAACCTATTGATTTGTCCGCTTCGGAGAAGCTAACGGCTTGTATGAGAGAAAGCAGACAGTCGGCAAGCGTTCCTTTGTAGGCGTCACTTCTGGCAACGTCACCAGTGAACTCTGATTCGATATCGAGGTCACGCTTTATGCAAGCGTTTTCCACGAAACCATAGGGGATAGGGATGTGTACCTCATCCACCAAAGCTTGTCCGACCGTCTTCATGATTACTCCTCAGCTTTAGCTGCGTTATCCTTGAACTCCTTCTTCTTTGTAGGAGGCAGCTCATTGTAGGCATCAATAACCTCCTTGTCGCTGGCGTCACTAGAAAGGGTGGCACCAAGAGCGTTGAGAGTTGTGATAGCCTCCGGCTTCTTGTAGGTCACATCAGAGATTGTTACCTTAGCGTCCTCTGTATCTGTTTTCTCCTTTTCGGTATCAACCGAAACGTCTGGGTCAGCCAGCTTAGTATTAATCTGATAGATTGTATCAACGTCCTCGATGACAGGCAAGCAGTATGCCTGCACCGCAGTTGTCTCACGCAATGGATCAGTTGTTGAATACTGAGAGATAAGCTTGTAATCAATCTGCTGATAGGTTACACCTGCCACTCTGTTGGTTGCCTCTGCTACCTGACCGTAAACGAGGGCACCAATCATCTGTGAGCAGACACCGATAATCATATCGTTGTTCCAAGGCTTAACGCTCTTCTTCGCACCATCATGCTCCAAGCGGACAGTACGGTTGATGATGCGGAATGATACACCGGTCTCGTCCAAGAATGCCTCCTGGAATACGCTGGCAGTAGGAACCGGCAGCTTTGTGTTGGAGTCATAAGTCTGACCCTTATAGTTGGCAACAAGCTCGCGAGCGTCTTGTGCCTTCTTCAGTTCGTCAAACTTAGCCTTACCAATCCAGAAGATCAAGATGGTGTTGCCATCATTCGATGCTCGCTCGATACATTCCTTCAAGTCTGCAACTGTAACACCATTATCAACGTTGTTGATGCCGAGCTGATTTTCTGGCAAGTACTGATACTTGATACGGAGCAACTCCTTTGGATTATCGTCGTCACGAACAGCTACGTAGCCGTTAGAAAGACCATACAGAAGGGCGTACTCATTACGCTCATCAACACCGACATTACAAGCTACCGGGTCCTGCGCCAACTTACGGCGAATCTCTGCTGTCTGACCGCCCTGTGCTTCCATGAGTCTGAGAGCGAGGATATCTGACTCCTTCAAGAATTTCTTCATACCGACTTTTGGCAGTTTGCCGTTGGCGGTTGAAATCTTGTCACGAGACTTCAAAGGAACAGGAGAATCCACTGCCACGTAGTCAGCAGCTACGTAAGAGGTATCAACTGTGTCGGCTTCCCATTTGTTGTCGGTAGAATAAACGCGGCGGAGGATGGATGTATCTTTGTGTAGATACGTCATCTCGTTCTTGCGCTTACCGTTAATCTTCTCAATCAATGTCTTCAGGATTGGGAAGAAACTCAAGATATACTTAAGAAATAAAGAACTCTGTTGCATAAATCACCTCCTTAACCGATTGCATCGTGTCCCCACTGAAGAGTAGGAACGGCTGTTTTCAAAGCTGCCTTGATCGTATCGACAGGATAAGGGACAGCCTTATCATTAGCCTCACCTGCCGTCATAACACCTACATGAGGGGTATCTACCGGAGCTGTTGTCATACAGATGCCAACATACTCGTGACTTTCCGGCAATGAAGCATAAGCCTCACCTGTTACCGGCATAGGCTTGTACTCGCCAGACTTGGTATCACGAATGATAATGTGTCCGCACTGGATGAACTCTCCAGAGAAACCTGTCATGTCAAGAATGACACCACCCATGATGCCATTCACGTAATTTCTGATGATTACAGACTCCTTGCCTGAATCAAACGTTTTTGTCTTGCTTACGCCATACATAACTTTTAAAATTTAAAGATTACATAGTTGCGGCAAGCTCATCAATCTCATCGCCCTTGATAACCTCAACCTCTTCCTTCTTAGGCTTTCTCTGAGCCGCAGGAGCACCAAGCTTTCCGAGACCTTCGTTAGCACGCTCTTGATCGATAGCTGCCAAGTCCTCCACAACACCATCATAGAAATCGTCGAACTCAGATTCGTTCTCGAACTTCATCTTGTCGAAATTCTTCAAGACAGTCTTTCCGAACGTACCTTTGTCCTTAAGGAGTGCCTTCAGCTTAGAACGGCGGCCATCATTCTCACGCTCTGACTTCAAACCGAGGATTTCGGTCTGCAGGGCTTTGTTTTGGGTAATGAGTGCCTGTGCCCATGCTGGAACCTGCTCATCTTTCTCTTTCTTCTGTTTGCGGATTGGTTTCTTGTTGCCGGCAGGGTCATCATCATCGTCATCGACCTCGTCGTCATCCAAGTCTTGACTATCCTTAAAGCTCTGGATAGTACGCTGCGCGGTCTTTTGCGCAATCTTAAGATAAGGAAGAACCGCATTGACCTGCTTTTCAATCTCTGCGTTTACATCCTCGTCTGAGGCTTCTTCATCGAGTTCTAAGTTATTGGCAACATCGGCAGCAATACCCTCTAACTCCTCTCTACTGAACCCCAACGCCTTTGATTTGGGTTTCAGAATAACTAAAACTTGCTTCGTTCTTTTTTTCATTCTAACTAAATATTTAATTGAACAATAAAATTCAAGAAATATCCCAGTACGAAGCGATAGCAATAAGTAATGCTGCAAAATTATAAAAAAAGTATTTAATCACCAAATATATTGCAAGGAAATATACTTAATGATTAAATACTTTATGGTTACATATAAATATTAATCTGGATAATTGAGCTTATCCGGTCCAGCTGTGGATAGATATACGGAGAACATATCACATAGCTCTTTTGCTCCTTTTAAGTCGTTGAGCTTGTAATTACCGCATTCTACTTCCGATGCACCTGGAATCGTCTTTGATAGCGAACAAGCCTTGAAGGCTTCTACTATCATTTCCTTTATGAGCTTTGAAGTCCACGTACCTTTAAGGATAAGATAGAAACCTGTAAGACAACCCATCGGTCCAAAATACAGAACGGAATTGCTAAGAGGACTATCATTGCGTAGGTAGTCCGCCATCAAATGCTCTATTGTGTGCGCGACAGCAGGTGACATCATATCTTTGTTTGGCTTGCACACGCGAATATCGAATGTGGTAGCAGTCTCCATGCCCCATTTATCTACTCTCGAAACATAAAGACCTGGCTCCAGTTTCGTATGATCAACTTTAAAACTTGGTATCATTCTCTAATAATTTACAAACAACACTAAATGCCTTTTCGGCAAGACTATCCCAAAAACCTGCATACTGTTCGGTCTGGTTCGGCTCCAGAGGATTATCGCTAATAACTCGGATGGACGTAAAACCAATACCCTTCTTGTAGCATACCTGCGCGAGGGCAGCAGACTCCATGTCAATAGCACATACGTTATAAGAATTAGGAAGAAACTCCTTAATTGCCAATACCTGCTCTCTCGTAGTGACAAACTTATCTCCCGTAGCTATGGTTCCTAATCGGAATCTTTCATCCATATCAATCCAGGAGAAATCAGAAGGAAAGACTGCCGGCATACCTTGAACTTGCCCGTTGGCATTCGGTTCGCCGCAATATACATCGTGGTAACAGTACGAATTACCAATTACGACATTACCAGGCTTTAAACCAGCAATGGCAGCACCGGCACATCCTACCGATATAACTCTTGTAACAACGTCATTTGCGACAGAAGAGAGAAAATCGGTTAAACCGATAGCAGCATTTACCTTTCCTATTCCCGTCTTAAACAACACCGTGTTTTGCATATCCGACTTCATAAGCCATTCTCTGATAAGGTCGTATTCCTTATCCATAGCGGTAACTATAACAATCATTGCGCACCTCCTTTCGTTAGCTTAAGCTTCTTGCAACGGTTGTAAATAGCGTTCTCATCCACTCCAATCTTGGTAGCAATGGCTTTTACCGGGTACTTGCCATACATTCTGCGAATGATGAAATCCTCGTCAGCAGTAAACACGTGGCTCTTGCTGATACCCATTTCCTTCATCTTTCGATGGATGGCCCAATAATTACGATTGAGCTGTTTTGCAATCTCCGTTGTCGTCATCACCAAAGCGTTAACCTTGATGAACTCAATCTCTTCTGCACTAAAATGTTTTCCTCTACTCATTATTTTATATCTGGGTTCATTAAGCCGCCCAAGGCTTTCTTTCTCTTTCTGTTATATCTTCTGTTTGCAGCAATCCTTTCAGCGTTCTCTTTACGATAGACTTCCATTCTTACCAATAAATGTTCCTTATGCTCCTGGTAGTACCTTCTATGGTATTCCCGGATATCCTCCTCACTTCTCGCCATGAACCTTGTCTTTTATAAGTTCGTACAGTGATGGGCTGAGTGTGCTCCATTGATCATTCTCGTCTTTCACGAGATAGAATCCATCAGGAACATAGAACTCTCGATTTCTCAACCTAACTATCAATGTCTGTTTAGTGCAGTCTCCGCTGACAGTCTTTACTAACTCTGAAACGTCCGGGCATTTCCATAATTCTTGGATGCTCTCGGAAGATACTTTAATTGCAATCATATCACTTGAACTTAATAATGAAAAACTCATGGTCCAACCACTTGCCTGGGCAAAGACCTTTCTTCGGCTTGCCGATGGTTATACTCTCAATCTCCTTTTCTACCTTTGGGCTATCGTCATAGTAGCCGTTCTTGAAGAGAACGTGAGTGAATGGTACGAACTTCATTGTACCATTATTCAGTTTCTCCTTGATAGTATTGATGTCTATAAGCATCTCAAATGTCTTACCGATATGAAGCTTATCGTACTTATCGAAATCTTTGAATTCCTCATCCTTGATAAGGAGAAGGCGACTCATCCAAAAGCCTTTAATTACCCGATACTCTTCATTCTTTTCGCCCGACACTATCATATCGAACCATTCCTTGCTGACGGTGAGGGTCAATACTTCCTTTTCCATAATTAACCAATTTTCCCCTCAGTTCTTATTACAAAGAAATCGTTACCAATTTCTTTTCTTCTATTTAACTCTTTGCAAAGTACAGATGTATCAGCAAGATTGATATGCTGATTTACATACTTCTCCTTATCTGTGAAGGTAAGAAGAGTTTCATCGGGGGTATTTACTTCCACTATATTCTCTACACTTTCCGAAAGAGATTTGATTTCTCCATGAACAAAGTCATACACATTTTTATCGATAACTTTCTGTCTTGTCAGAGTTTCGACTGCTGTTTGAATCTTTAAGATTGATTTTTGCATTTCTTGTTTCATAATCATATTTTTTTAGTTTATTTGAACTACCTAATATATCTCTAATCTCGAAAGGAGTTTTGCCAGCCCACCTGGTAAGGTGATTCATTAGCTTGCGAGAATATCTTGCAGAAATCTTTTCAGCCTTTACGATACGATGGTCAACTCTGCCATAGCCACCACCTTTGCTAGCATAATACAAAGCCCATCTAGGCTCCCAGTATTGCTTAATCTTAGGCAGTTTTTTCGATACATTCAAACCATCCAATATCATCCTTATATAGCGAGGACTTCCGTAGCAACGCTTCATTATCTTCTTGGCTTGTCTAATCTTCATAGGCTACTTCTTTTTATTACAAGGACAACTACTAGCGTGAATAATAACGCAAGCTCCATGTTCCTTGCCCACAAACAGGTATTCATGCCCTTTCTTGGTGAATATTTTTATATTAAACTCTTCTTTTTCGTGTGGAGTTCCTAAGCTGAAAGAAATCCTAAAACCAATTACCCCTATTATGAAAATCAAAAAGAGCAAACCGTATGACTTGGCTAAGTCTAAAATCTTACTCTTCATACGTTAGTCCTCCTTATCGAATTTGTTGCCGACAACATAAACTTCAAATAAATTAACAAATGGCTCGTAATTGTCAACTTTATCTAAACTCTTGAAGGCAAACGTTCCTTCTTCTTCAATATAAACTACCTCATAGAGATTGTCTATACACAAAAGGTCATAGTTATCACGCACTATATCACCTTCCCAAATTTCTTTGCCATCCCTATCTCTCAGTCCTGTAAACATACAGACTGTAGAAGGGTCTACCTGATAAGTGAGATTTCTGTTTAACTTGCTTTCTTTCTGACGATTCTCAATGATGTATGTATTATCATTCTCTTCGTAGAAATATCCGCAAACCCATCCTTTTCCGTCAAGACGTTTAGCCTTGAATTTAATATCTTTAATTTTCATAAGCTACTTATATAAAATAATTGTTACTCTTCTACTTTTATCAACCTTCAATATAGCTTCTTCTGCTTTATCAATCGAAGAAAACAAATAGTCTGGGCAAAGGTTATATGCGCCATAGTCCCAATAATGGATAAGTCCAAAGAGCAATGAATGTCTCTTATCTACACGATAAGCAAGGATTGGGTTATCCTGAGAATCGTAATGTATGCCTTTAACAGCCTTGCTTTTACGATACATATCTACTATTCTATACGTTGCCATATCTATTTTGCTTTAACGTTATACACTCCATCAATGACCTCCACCTCATAACAATCGGGACAATAGTGTTTGCCATCTATCATTTCCCAATCAGAGTAATCACCAATATCAACTTCTTTGTTACTGAATAGTGCAGAGCAAGTGTCTGTACCGCCAAATACTTCTCCGCATCTATCGCAAACAATCTGATACATTGTAATCGGTCTATACATAAGCTATTCCTCCTCTAAAATTCCAAAGACTGCTCCGTCGTCAAAGGTAAATCTTTTCATAATTTTATCCGAATTAAAGCCACTGATACAATTTATATCTATATTTTCTTCGCTAATAATAAGAGTAATTAAGGAACGACTTCCATCTTCCTTAGACTTTATCCACCCGAACGGCTGATGCTTCTTCATCTCAGTCCAACATTCTTCTACATTGGCAAAAGGGCGGTACTTTGGCTCTGGCTTGATGCGATAATATTGTGGGTTATCTATGAGTGTATCAAGATATAAACCTTCCTCTTCACCATCTATATCTGCCCAATCATTACCATTTGCTGCAAATTGAATGATCCTACCATCTGCCATTGCTTGAAAGATAGGCAGCAATCTCTGAATTTCTCCTTTATAAATTTTCTCCATATTCTAGTCCTCCAAATCTTTAAGTGCCTTATCACATTCTTGCATTGCTAAATTGTATGCAAAACCGAAAGGTTTTATTTTTTTACCTTTTGATAAATCTGCATGAATGCAAGTAATATAAGCCTTTATAGTCTTAATGTGCTTAATAGCTTTTTCTTTACTCATTGCTTACCCCCCTCCTTTTAAAATTTCTATTAATGCTTTTAATTTCTCTGCATCTTTTAATCTCCTAAGCAAAGGAAATTCTTCAGAACAATCATGAGGACCACCTGGTCCTAATCCTAATCTAACATTACAACTACCATCTTTAATATAGTTATCTCTACTAGCATACCAAGAATTATCGGTATCATAAAAATCTATCTTAATATAAAGAACCCTATTAAATTTATGCTCTTTCTCGTTATATGTATTATCAGATAACCATAAATCCCAAAATTCTCTAGAATTAAGGGCTGGATGCCTTTCAAATCCAAGTTCTTTTAATATCTTCTCCGTTATCATATTACTTACATTTATATTAATCTTCTACAATAACCCATTTTCAGTGCAAGTGTCAATAGCTCTAATTGCTATCCAAATCGCTTGCTTCTGTTCATCGTCTGTAAGATTGCTTCTAATCTCACACAACTTTCTTTTTGCTTCTGCTGCTTTCATATACCCTTCTTTTTACCACCTGCGAATACTTGTGTCATGTTTATCGCAGATATAACATCTTTGTACCTGACACCACAAACTGTTGCCACATCTTTAATTGCCTCATCCATTTTGAATTGCCTTGCCAAAAACTGATTGTTCTTTATCAAGTTGACGATTTCTTCTTTCGTATGAATGCCTTTCCAAAATAGTTCGGTATGTGAGCCTCCTCTTTCATCATCTACAGAGAAAGGAACACCATAATTAGTATAAACCTCTCCGTGATGCTCGATAACGTGGCGACCAGGATTCTTTCGGATGTTATCTATCCAAGTTTCATTATCGCATTCGCGCCACATTCCATATTCTGCCGAGGTCAGCACTTTGTCGATGCCGATAGGATAATGACCGGAACACCCATTTGTTCCAAAATAAATAATCTCTGCCATATTCTATTCTTTTTACCCTCTCCCTGTTACCAAGGAGAGGGCTGTTAGTTACTCTGTTACTTCAATGTACTTAACGGGATTGTTCGGGTCTGCACAACATGCGTGCTGAATACACTCAAACTTACCATCATATACACATCCCTCACACATCAAAGTAGGGTCTGGAACTGTCTTAATCATAATTCTATTCTTTTTACCCTCTCCTGTAAAAGGGAGAGGCGGTTAGTTAATCTTTTTTCGGCTTAATACCCCATGCAAGGCATCCAAATCTAATATCAGTACTAATGTTTGAGCCATCAAAAACTCTCTCTTCTCCTCCAATAGACGTTAGGGTGATACCTATAGGCAATGAAGGGTAGAGATATAGCGGAATCAAACGAAGTCCAAGAGTATTTTTCTCGTTGGCAACCTTCTTATCAAATTCCTCCTTTGTAAGGCGTCCCTTGTCTAATGCAGATTGTAAACAAGAAATTTCTTCCTCAACATCTTCTTCTGATTGCCAACTTCCAAAACGTAAAGCATTACACTGACTTTCCGTAAGAGCATTCCAATCAATGTCTTTCTTAAATTGTTCTTGAACTTTTTGCCAAGCATTATTGAGACTTTCCTTTTTAAATTCTTCGTCCCACTTTTTATATACTTGGATACACGCAATTTGATTTGCGAGCCATTTCAAAGTATTACTAACTTTGTCTTCTAATGAAATTTGTTCCATATTACTTATATTTATCCTTTGCAGGATGGTTAGCTATTCTGTTACTTCCTCGTAAGTCTTAGCGAAAATATCAGGCTTACAAGGATAGAACTCTCCGTTTACACCTTTGATGATATAGTCACCAATAGATGCTTCCATATCTCCCTCTAAGGTATGAATTACAATGGTAGTTCCTTTGTTTTCAATGGTTCCACCCATAAAATTGTCAATCTCAGACAAATTCTTTCCAGTCCACTGAATAGCCTCAATGATAACTGGCTTCTTTCTGTACTTTTTATACATATTACTTATATTTATATCCTTTGCAGGATTGTTAGTTACTAAATCTCATCAAACTCTTTCTGAAATCTCAGTTTTGTCTCATTCAGAAGCTGCTTGAATTTTGTTTTAAACTCTTCATCACACTCTGAAAGCCCACAAATAGCATCAGCAAGACTACTACGCATTGATTTTGGAGACATATTTAAGAGTTCATTTACTTTAGGAATTAAACTCTTTGCTAAGATATTTGCTCTTTCTAATTTTTCTGTATTCATATTACTATCTATTTTATATCCTTTGCAGGATGGTTAATCAATCTTCTTGATGCTATCGATTTCCATATTCCATAGTACAAACTCTCTACTGGAGCGAGTGCCATCTTTCTTAGCAGGGTTGATTTTTACTTCAATCTCACCATTATAGCCACCGTAACCTCGATTAGGGACAATGCTTGTAATCCAACAAACATCACATCTAGAGCAGCTAACTTTGTCGCCAACCTTGTATGGAAGACTTTCGATGTAATCATTTACGTAAGAACAGATCTCATCGTTAGCATCATTGATAATGCTTAGTTGTTTGGCAACCTTTACTTTTAATTCTTCTTTTGTCATATCTTTTAAAATTATGTCTGAAGACGTTAAACACTAATGTAAATAAATATTTTTATCACCTAAATCTTTTAATGCTATATCCTTACACTTTTGGCAAAGAAATTTGTTTCCCATGCCTTTGTCAAAACATGCTAAAGAAATAAAATCTTCTGGTTGGAATTTGTGCCCACAGCAAAAGCAAGTCTTTTGTACTGACAAATTAGAACTCTCACGCAACTCTTTAAAATGTGCAAACGTCCCAAAGTAGTGTCCTTTTTCACACCCTACAGCTTTGTAGACTTTCTTAATTATTACTTCCATACCTACACCTCCATTTCGTGATTAATACCAAGACCGAAGAGAAGGTGCTGGAGTTCGTGGATATAATGTATCTCCATTATAAAGATTCTGTTAATAGCAACGTATATATTTTCGCTAAGCTCTATTGTTAAGCGAATATTGTTAACGTTTTTCTCAAAGAATTTCTCATATAATTTCTCCCATCCATTCTTCTTTAAAATCTCAGGAGTGAGAGGAATCGGACGAATAGCATTATTACTAATAGAGTATGTTGTACTACTATCGTTTAACATGACTACCTTAAGAAAGCCACCACTCAATGAAGATATTACTTTGAATATTTTATCTTTAGCAAATTGAAGTGCTGACTCCTTTACCATCACCAAATCACCTGGTATATATTCTAATTTATTATCCATACGCTTTACTTTTCAAATAACACGAATTTCCCATTTTCAATACCGATTGATTTAATACCTTTCGTACAATAACCAGTATCTCCGTGAGGGTTAATAACATATTCTCTTTTTATACAAACATCGCTTTCTGGCTTTGTTAGCAATATTTCTGCTAATTCTTTTGCTTTCATATTATTATCTATTTATGAACTAAGGAGTTAATCAATATCGTTTAAAGAAACCTTTTCCGTATCTCTTGGAATTCTTACTAACTTTCTTTTTCCATTTTATACAGATAGGGCACTCATTTGGATTTCTACCAATATCACAATGACTATGCACTTCTCCTTTTCCTGGTATTTTATGAATACATGTACTATGTGGACACATACACTTTACTTTTTACGATGATTAAACTTTTTGATGGCATCTTTCTTTGAAGCTGCCATAATCTTAACACCCTTAATGGTGAACTCATGTTGCGCCTTTGGCTGACACTTCTGATTGTCGGAAGGAATGTTGCCTTTCGGAACATTGAATCTAATACGTGGACTACCAAAAGGAAAATCATCACCCATTTGGTATTCCAATTCAGTTTGCATACCAATCATTGACATTAATCCATTCATAATCTACCCTTTCTTTTTCTGAGTTCCAACATCCTTCTAGTTCTACGGTTTTCCTTGCCACTAGGAGGGTTGCCAGCATACTTTAGTTGTGGAATACAATCATAACCTCTATACATATGAGCTTCATTGATTGCATTGGTTTCTTCACTAGTCAAGGCTTCTTTAAGAAATACATCAGTTGATGTTACAATTATCTTTGCATCGTCTCTAATCATACCTAGCCCTCCACGTTATTTGTTGTACCAATCAACTTTGCTGTCTCCTCATTATAAGGAATACAATAAGTATAACCACCTACACAACCAATAGTGACATATTCTCCATGTGAATCCATGTGACTGAAAATATTTGCTGTCCATATATCATCGTCAGCATTTCTTGTTATCACTCTGTCGAATGGCTTTGGAGTCCACTTTTTCTTTAAAGCAATAATCTTTTTCTTCTCTACATCCCAAATCTTGCCCCTCTTTGCTAAAGCGTCAAAAAATGCAGTTTTTTCTTCTTCTGTAGATAAACGAACTATACAGCCGATTTTGGAGCAATAACTATCTTCATTAATAGTAATCATGCCTCTACTATCAAGACTAGCATGTAAATAATAGTTTTCATCATTTTCTGCTTTGAAAACACAAATAAGTGAACGTCCTCTATGAAGTTTAATGGTAATAAAATCCCAATCCTTGAACTCAGACTTCTCAACTTCAAGTGTCTCTTTATTGAGCTTTCCGCCACATCTTTCCTCGACAGCTTTGATGTAGGTCTGAGCAGCATCCATATTTTCAAGGGTATAATCGTTTACTGACGCATCAAGATTGGATTTATAATCTATATCACCGTCCTCTTTTCTCTGTGAAAAGAACTTACCAAAGAAACGCATATATCTATTGTCTTGAAATTTAACAAAGATTACTCTTTCTTTGCCATCATTGCTAACCAGCACATCGCCCTTCTTCCAAGAGAATTTTTCCCAATCACGCATTGATTTGCTAGGGTAGATGCACAAAACTCCTTCCTTGTACAATTTACCGTCTTCATCGAACCATGGCTCTTTATTATGATGCTTAACTTGAAAAGCATCACATGCATCAGTAACGACATATAACGTAACACTTCCAAACATATCAGTCCAGAGTTTCGTACCTTCTGGCTTATTCTTTAATATTTTCGCTATGTTTATTTTTGTTTCCATATTATTTTATTCTTATGAATTGAACATTCTTTCCGTCTTTTCGCTCATTTGATGCGCACTTGATTCGATTACACATGTCTATATTGATACAGTTTGCAATTTCATCAAAGAAACAACCACTACAATCGGCTTCCTCGCTTTCAACCACCTTTAAGGTGATTTCTGAGCCAATAGGTAAATCTTCCATAACTAAACCAATTTTTGTGTTAAACAATACTGGTAGTAACTTATACTGCCAACATATTTTGATATTCTTGGCAGCTCACCATCATAAGGAGTGACTTTCAATCCATCAATGAAATCAGCATTCTCAGTTGATACCTCGGTATTATGCTCATTCATAAACACCTTTTGCGCTGTCGTAGAATGGCTTTCAGCTCTCAGCTTACCGAGTGAACGCCAAACCTGCTTGCGATGGATGAACAATCCATGCAAAGGAATAGTTCTTACTTCTACTTTTGTTCCCATAACCATTAGCTTGCTTTATATAGATTGAACCATACCTTGTTGCTCTGCTTATCCTTATAAACATTACCTTCAAGGTCAAAATAAACACGCCTCTTTTGATTGAACTTCTTTATCATTGGCTGATTATCTTTGTATGTAGTTATATCATACTCAACCAATGAAGAACCACGTTCATTCTTTGTTGGAGGATAACCTGATTCTCGTATGAAACGTACCTCAAACTCTTTATTTCCAATTTCAAAATTTGCTGTAGCCATAATCTAAACCATTTAAAGATGATAATAACTATTTGATACCCTTGCGCCCAAATCGAAGCAGCCCACGGCATCCGGCTTTAAGAAGCGTTTCTCTAACTTCTCCAAAGCTTCTTTATACTTCTGCTCCATGTGCTTGCAATGAAGTCTCTGAGCTAATTTAAGTTGCTCGACAATACCCTTGCGAGCAACTTTATATTGTTTATCCGACATCATAGCCTATTCATTTACATGATTAATGACTTGCTCTTGATCGTACATGTTCAAGTTGTCAAAAGCATCTTCTATAACTTTGACTACCTGCTGCCCATTCAGAATCTCCATTAATTCGCTAACAGTCTCTACCATCTCGTCTATAGGTAAAGAACAAAACTTATCAACTAAGAAACTCTTCCGTTCATGGATAAGCATTTTGTTGTATAATTCTGATAAATTTACTTCTACTGTATAATTTGCCATAATCTTAATCGAAAATATGATGGTTCAACTTTCTCTTTCTGAGGTTTCTCTTAATCACTTCCATATCCTTGTGGTCGTTAGTATGGTCCGCAAGAAGCTTGATGATTTCATAGATATCATTTGCGTTATCCTCCAGGTTGGCGCAAATATTCTCGTCACCGAAGAAACTCTTATTAAAGGGTTTCAGATGGAAGTAGTACTTTTTGGCTGCATCCTGCATCTGAGTGTAGTGCATCTTCTGCTCTTGCTTGTACTGAACGCTTAACAGCCTAAACATGCCCTGTTCATCCTTGATGAGCTGATCCAATACATCTGTTACCATTGCAATCAAGCAGCCATTGACCTGCAGGCGTTGGATAATCTTTTCCTGCTTCAAGCCTGATGTTACACCAATCTCTGAGAGTGTAACCTTCAAATCGTTTACTGTAACTTTCTCTTTTCCCATTGTCTTACATTTAATTGTCAAACCATAAACCTGCATATCTCCATTCCCAATGAAGGCAAGTGTCATTAGGCTTCTTGCCTTCACTATAGCATATCTCGGAAGCTATACAATTACTACATATATGCTTCATAATCATGGAAGTTTTGATATCATATAATCTAACTCCTTATCTGTAATATCCAGATTGTTCTTACGCTTGAACTTGATGATAGCATCAATTCCGACCTCGCCTTCAACCAACTGGTAGATGGCATCCTTATCAAATCCCTTGTCTAGAACCTTGATAAGCTCCATTCCCAAATCATGGATTTTCTGCTGAAACTCCTTTTTGAGGTCTGCGTTAATTCGCTCTAAAGTTTCTGCTTTCTGACTAAATCCGCATCCGCCCTCAATGGCAAAGTCGTTATTGATGTTCTGACACATCTGGTCAATGTCCTTGCTACCGAAGAACTGAGCGAAATAGGTATCGCCCTTCAAGGACTGTAGAATATCGATTTCTTCTTGCTTAGTCATAACTAATCCTCCTTATCTAACTTATCGTACTCCTTACGTAGCTCTGCAATTTTATTTGCAAAGAAAACCATTGTCTCTTTCAAAAGCGAAAGCATGTCTTTATGATTGAGAATGTCGCCAACCGCAGTGTAGTACTTAAGGTTTTCGTTTGTTTCCAGAAGATCAAAGCTGCCGAAGCTTGCTACATTGGTGTTAAATGACTCTTCCTGGAAGTTACCTACCTTTGCTTGGTAGCGAATCACCATCATGTCTCTTCCTACTCCTTTCAAATTCAAATGAGCGATAAGTGACTTGTAGCCTACGTCAATACCCTCTACCTCCCAATCAGGACAAACAGAAATGATGTCCTTTATCTTCTTTGTGGCTGACTCGAACGCATTCTTAATGTTCTTTCTAACCTCTTCCTTCTTTGTCTCGACTGAATTATTCATAATCTTTATAATTTTAATTGGTTCAACTTGCAAGGTAGGCTCCGAATAGTCAAAAGTACTACCTTTTATCTATATGCAAAGGTACGAAAATTTTCTGATATATGCAAATATACTAATGATTATTTTAGTTAAAAATACTAAAACCGTTAAATATATGCGAATATATCCGTAATTTTGCCAAATCAAAACTTCGAAGATTATGATAGATTTTAATGAACTTTTTAAAAGAAATGACGTTGGCAGCATCATAGGAGAGCTGAAACAACGCGTGTTGGATATTCCACTTTGGAGTACCCTGTTATCTGAGTATGAGCCTATGCTCCATGAAATCGTAGAAGACCACGTAGGCAGACAGGACAGAACGCTTGATGACGGAATAGTAGAAAAGGCAGCTAGATTGCCTATCGGATTGGAGAAGCTTCTTACACGAAGAATCTCTGAGTTCACAATGGCTATACCGGTCAAGCGTGTATATACGTATGATCAGGCTGACGAAGAACTGAAGACGATTGTGCGTGCAATCGAGAAAATCTACACCTGTGCACACATTGATGCCGTGAACATGCACAGAGCAAAGTGCTATTACGCCTCTTGCCAGATGTTCACACTTTGGTACACGCAGAAGAAGCCTAACAAGCTCTACGGCTTCGACAGTCAGTACAAACTGAAATGTAAGACATTCTCTCCAATGGACGGAGTTGACATCTATCCTTACTTTGATGAGTATGGTGACTTGCTTGCTCTGTCATTCGAGTATAAACGTAAGGTTACTGACACAGAGCACACCTTCTTCGAGACCTATACCGCAGACCATCATTACAAGTGGGACCTGTCTTCAGACGACGAAGAGTCCGGATGGAATTTGGTGGATGATAATGAGATTTCTATCGACAAGATTCCAGCCGTGTTCTGGTACCGGCACAAGCCATGCTGGGAAGGATTGAAACCTATCCGTGAGAATATCGAGTACACCATTTCCCGAAACAGCGATGTTGTGGCATACAATTCCGCTCCTGTCTTGAAGATTGCCGGTGCCATCGTTGGAATGGAGCGAAAGGGAGAGAGCAAGAGGGTGTATAGAGTCAGCGAAGACGGCGATGTTAGCTACGTGTCTTGGCAGCAGGCTATCGAGGCTCTTAAGTATCACGTTGACACTCTCGTCAAGCTTTTCTTCATGCAGTCTCAGATGCCGGACATCAGTTTCGAGAACATGAAGAGCCTTGGCAATATTGGCTACGATTCGAGAAAGACACTCCTCATGGATGCCCATCTTAAGATAGGAGAGGAGACTGGTGCCTGGATTGAAGGCTTCGAGAGAGAGGCTAACGTCATAAAGGCGTTCCTTTCCAAGATGAACACGAAGTGGGCAGCTAGAATGGATGAGATTACTGTAGAGCACATCATCACTCCATTCATCCAGGAGGATGAGAATACCCAGATTGACAAATGGCTTAAGGCTAACGGCAATAAGCCTCTCGTCAGCCAGAAGGAATCTATCCAGCGTGCCGGTCTTTCCGATGATCCTGACAAGACTTTCAACGAAATTCAAGGAGAAGAGGAAGTAGAGGCCACAAGAACAGCAGCTTCTATGCCTAACTTATTCTCGGAGGAATAGCCATGAGAAAGAAGAAGGAAGAAGAGAAGCTTCACTTTTGCCGTGAATGTGCTCATGCTACTGACTTCCATAGTATGAGCCTTAAAGGTCAGCCTATCCTAGCCAAATGCCCATATCAAGAATGGAGCGTTCTTCTCAACTGGGATTGCTGCAAACACTTTAAAATGAAATTGTATGAAAAAGCCAAAACTGCCTAATCAGAAAAAGGCATATAAAGACCTTGGCAAGAGACTGAACGCTTATACCAGGAAAATCATTTCCATCTATGAGACTCTTGCCAAGGAGTCCGCTAAAATCGCCACCTCCACCGACTTCGATGGGGATGGCGAGTTCTCTTTTGATGATTACCCTAGAACAGAAAAGAAGGTGAACGCCTTGTTGGATTACTATTCAAACAATATGCAGGCCTTGGTCTATAATGGCATATCGGACGAATGGAAGAATAGTAACACCCTGCAGGACCTACTTGCCAAAAGGGTAATCGGCACCTTTACTAGGAAGATAGCGGACGCAAAGCAGAAAGCTTACTTTGAGCACAACAACGCGGCAAAGAAGGCTTTCATGGAGAGAAAGATTAAAGGTCTAGGTCTTTCAGAAAGAATATGGAACCAGAGAGCTGATGTAAAGGAGGCTCTGGAGAAATCTCTGTCTGTCGGCATAGAGAAGGGTATGAGTGCTGTTAAACTCAGCAAGAAGGTCAGCAAGTACCTTAATGATTATCCGTCACTTGCCAAAGCCTATAAGAAGAAATACGGCAAAGCCATAACCATTCAGAACTGCGAGTACAGAAGCGTGCGTCTGGCACGTAACGAGATAAACATGGCCTACCGTTCTGCCGAGCAGGAAAGATGGGCTAGGATGGACTACATTAAAGGCAAGGAGATAAAGACAACCAACAACCCAAGTCATAAGCACGATATGTGTGATTTGCTTGCAGGTGTCTATCCGAGTTATTTTCCTTGGGTTGGTTGGCACGTGAATTGTATGTGCTATGCCATCCCGGTAATAATGAGTGAAAAGGAGTATTGGAGCGGTAAACAACCAAGAAATGCTATGCCTAAGAACTTCACAAATTGGGTAAATGATAATAAAGATAAGGTGAAGCAATCATCCTATATCACCCAATACGCTCGCTCTGAAAGGTCACAAAGGCAAGTTCGAATAGCTGCACAGAACTCACCAGAGGTAAGGGCAAGACTTCGAGAATTCATTAATGAGACAATGCAAACAAAATTTAGAGAGGTAGAGCTACCAGACGGTCAAACGGCTAGAAGACTTTATCTCAATAATAATAATGAGGAATTTGTGGTAGGACGAAATTTCTTTTCTGAAACGATGGCAAAGAATATTAGAAATAGAAGACTTAGCGAAACAATACAAATTGCAGCCGATGTAAACGAATGGTTTCCTACAGCAACATTTGACAGGATTGAGGAAGGTAACCATCATGATTTTCAGTTCAAAGTATTCCATGCTACTTATCAAGGAAAACGAATAGAATGTAAGGCTAAACTTACAAGTGAAAATATCCTTTATACTATGAGATTACTAAACTAAAAACAAGGGATTGGAAACCCTCCCGAAGTCTGCATCCGAAGACCGACGTGTGAGAGGTCTATCCAATCCCTATTTATCTTTCTCCTTTACCGCTGCAAAGGTAATATTTTATTTTGGAAAATCCAAATCTTTTTCGAAATTTAATTGATTCAAGCCCTCGCTGGTTTATTTGATACCTTGTAAGTCTCGAAGACTAAGATTAAATCCCAGGTTTGAATTACAAGTTCTGTCTGTTGGAAATCAGAGAGTTAGATTTGAGATAAACGATAAACTTATCAAGCATTCTTGACGTGCGCTCTCTAATATCCGTTTCTGTAAAATCTGTCAACGTCTGTGACAGCATTCGTAATTCGTGTATCTTAGTTCCAATCCTCTCGCCTGTGGATTTGAACTCACCATTATAATACTTAATCTTGTCAGCAAATCTGTAATCGGATGCCCGAATATTAACTCTTCGCTCCAATACCGATTTGTTTCCCAACATTTCAAGAACCTCGTCATTCGACAATCCACCTTCCTTGACTTGTCTGTTCCTTGGGAAGATGTGTTCAATATCATATGTTGCGTCAAGAGGAAGCAATTCCTGACTATCGAAAGAGAATGCCCACCACACAATCATCGACTTCGTAATCGCACGAGTGTTTGAAAAACTGAAGTTGGTGAATTGCGAACGGAACAATTCCTCTTGGAATAGATAGTTCTCGAAAGCAATCTCTTTGTTCTCTATGATATTCACCATCTCATTGAATACTGGTGCTCGCAAGGCCGTTATTCCTGGGTTACTGATAGCGTATGCCCAGATAAAGCCTATCAAACGATTCAAGAACAGATAGAACTTCTCGTTGTCTAGCATATTCTCAGCATTCTTATAGTGCATGAAATATACCGATACAATATAAGTCCATAAGCTGTTAGGCGCATAATTCAATACAAACAAGCGCTTTAGTACATCCACGGAAAAACGGTCTTCGTTCTGAGAATATACATCTTTCCAGAAGTCGGCTAGCAAGACAAGATTCTCTAAAGTCTGCTCTCGTCGAAGTAGGACATATCCATCTTTCTCATAGAACTTACGAAGTCCTTCTGTCATAGAACTACGATTAGTCAGCAATGCCCTCTCGTAGTACATATAGCGTGTAAACAACTCATCCAAAGGTGTTCCACGATATGGGTGGAATATTTTGGTAACGAGTTCGTCAAGCTCTTTCCATGTAGTGATAAACTCTTCCTTCTTTCCGATGGATGAGTAGAACTTATAGAGCTGTGCCTTGAAGATGTCTGAGTCAGACAATGGCTTACCTCTATCATTAAGCGTCGAGAATATCCTAAGAGCAGTATCTTGCGATTCTGCCTCTATTGGAAGTAGCACACAGTTATTGAGAATGCGAGCTGGATATAATGCAAAGAAAGAAGGGTATTCTTCAATGAATTTTCCTATCTTGTCTTGAAAGTATCTGAAGTTGGTCGCATACCGACTTTTTCCTTCTGATGTTCCTTTCCGGAGTATATCCATAAACTCTTCCTTGTCGTTATCAGTTGCAACCTCCGAATTTATCTTCAAGTCGTTTGGATCATACTCTCCGAACTCATTTGCTCTCCAAATGCACTTTTCTATGTCCTCTCGCATCTTGATTGAACGATTGTCTTTCATGTGCTCCAGGCGATTGTAGAAAGCTCGCAGTAAGAGAAGCAAGGTCGTAAGACGCTGCTGACCGTCAATGATTTCAAGTTTCCCTTCGTCATTGCGGAATGTTACTATAGGACCGAGAAAGTAACTCTCTGAAGAATCGAAGCTGTCGCAGTTGTTATTCGGGAATGAAAAGGAAAATAAGTCTTCCCATAATACCTTACATTCGTCTTCTCCCCAAGCATACGGACGCTGATAATCAGGAATCAAGAACGTCGCTTTTTTATCTTGAAAAAGATACTTTACGTTCTTTTGATCTACTATAAGCTTTGATGACATAACAATTACATTCTACTTTTCATCAAACTCACCTTTCTCATCAAGATAGCGTACAGCTGCTTTCACGATAAACGAGAATCCTCTAAGAACAAAAGAACCTACCAAGCAAAGCAATGAGTCAATAACGTAGCTAAATGCTTGTATACCACTAATACTTGAACTTTCATATCCATAACCGCCAGAAGTATTCAAGGCGTTTATCCAAGTTATAATTGAAACTATTATGGCTATAAATGAAACAACAGCTAAAATGTTCGAGATAGTTCCAAGATGGTTTCCTACCTGTGGAACAAATTTTCTATTTCCCATATGATGCGCCCGTCATGCCGGTAGCTAAGCTTTAGTTAATAATCCGTCTATCAGATTAATAACGCATCATATGGTACTTTATTGTGTTGAACCAAAAAAAAATCAGATTATTTTTTTGAGTGACTTTTCTCGCCCTGCATTCAGCTGGCGGTACTCATTGAAATCTTTGTAGTGCTCGACCTTACCGTAAAGCTTCGGGTGGTCCATCATATCGTTCAGCATTTCTTTACTAAACTCGGTGAATCCAAAATTATAGCCACTCTCACCACCTTGTATAGCACCACTTCCATGTGTTCGAGATGGCACGTATTGATATGTGAGACTTATTCCTCCCTCAGATGTATATTTTGCAAGCTGATAGGATAGAAACTTTCCATCCTTTCTTACTATGTAGCCATGTAACTGATTTATAGCAATAACACGATAGCCTAGTTTCTTAATTTCCTCCAGTCTGTTTTTCATAAGCAAAGAACTCCATTCCGACACATATAAAGGCTTTCTAACGTTCACGTCGTGAAAGTTCTGAATGAACACATCAAGCTTTTCACAATCCCAATCTCTTGGATAAGTTATGTTGACACATCTTCGCAAGTCTCTTTTGTAATTAATCAGGACGAAAGTTTCTGTCTTAGACTCATACTTTCTTTTTAGCTTAACCTCTAACTCCATAGTTATTTCTTCTTGAATTTATAGTTTGGGCAGCTTCTCTTGTTTCCCATCGCAAGCAGTACCGGGAACAGCAGACCGTGCCTGCAACCATTTCCGTGCTCGTCAGCAGCCTCGCAAGAGAAGCAGCCGTAATACTCGTTAATATTTAATGCTGCCATTATTCGTAATCCCTAATGTTCAACAATACTGGAAATCTCGGCACTCCAGCGTCAGAATAACCTTGATGCTGAACAGTCGCCGCCATACCTATCAATTCTTCCTTGTCGGCTAAGTATTGAGCTCTGAGTGACCTTGAACCTACCGGGCGGGCACAGAACTCGTACTCTCCACACTTCAGTTTGAATATAGCGGTACCTGCATCATTGCCCTCCGCTTCCAAAACATCGACCACCTTGAACTCTGTCGTGTCGAACGATTTCAGCTTCATAAGGTCATTGCTTCTGCCCTCGGTATAGATTCCATCTGCATTTCTGATAATGGCACCCTCGTAACCGGTGGAAACGAATATCTTGTGCCATCGCTTGATGTCCTTCTCTGAATGGGCAACGAAAGTCTGCGTAAGGTACACCGGTCCGTTTGGATCAATGGAAGCAAACTCATCCTGCAGAACTTTCCATCTGGCAGAAAAGCTTCCCGGAATCTGTGCATCGTAGATAACCATACGTAGCTTGTCAGTCATAGCAGAACGGCACTTGACGGCAGAACATATCTGCTGGAAGGTCAATTCCTGGTGGTTGTATATCTCCCCATCCAAAGGAAGCATACCGCGGTGTTTCTCTCCCCAAGCCTTAATCTGAGGAACATCATATTCCTTACCGCCTCTCGATGTGAGGTGAACCTCACCACCTTCTCCTTCATGAAGGACGCATCTAACTCCGTCATACTTAGGCTGGGTAAAGCAAGGAAACTTCGTCTGTGACGGATAATATCTTGTTGCTAACATTGGTTTCATACGCTACTTAATATCTGAGGTTATTTTAATTCTCAATGGAGTACCATTCACTCTGTGCGTGACGAAAGACTCCAGGTCCGTATAGAAGCTACTATAGCACTCTACACTAGAGCTTTCTACTTCAATGGTGATAATCTTTTTCATAGCCATTTCCCGTATCTTCTATGAATCTCATCGTAAATGTAGGCTCCGCTCGTATGCGAAGCACTGAACATTAAGATGATGTCGTTATTTACCTTAATTTGATTTGTCCTGACAACCTTATCGTTCTTGACGTGGTCGCAATAGACCGTGTTGCAGGAGTGATATAGGCGCATCGTGCGCCCATATCTGTCAGTTCCTATATTCTCTTTGTACATGGCTAGTCCTCCAAATCTACATCAAAAGCAGCCTCAATAACTTCTTTGATGTCCTCTGTGTAACCGCAAATTCCGTTGTACTCCAGCCAATGATCCAGCAACTCCGTGTTAGTCATTTCAGCTACTTCACTCTCACTATACTCTGCCTCTTCTACGAGGTACTTCATCAAATCATTCTTATCCATATTACTTGATTTTATTAATGTCACAAACTAATACATTACCTACTATTACGTCTCTGATACCTGCAATATTCACAAGCATCGTGGCGTTCTCGTTCTGAGGAAGGTCGTAAACCTTGCCTTCCTCATTAACTACCATTACCTGCGACTTGCTGAGTCGGACCAACTCGATGTGGCCACCTACAAATCCCCTCAACTCCTCCAATGAGAAATCCGTTCCATTGGATGGCTCCACATTCTTCTGGGCGCCATCCGTGAATATTACTGTTGACAACATAGGCTAATCATTCTCTTTGCATTGTTAATAGAATAAGTCTGTGTCTGACCATCGATATAGACGTATCTCTGACCGAACATATCCTCAAAAACCTGGATGATGTGCTTCTTGTATTTAAGAAGCTTTGTTTCGAAAAGACCATTCATAGCAGTTCCTCCTCCTATATTAAGCGATGGTGGTCTCGTACAACTTCTTGGTTGCCTCGAACTCCTCTTCTCCCTGGAACATTCCGCAATCTGCACTCTCGAAGCCCCAGTCCTCTGCATCTCCATCAAAGATGCCATATGCTGAAACTCGGAACAATGTAGGAGCAACTGAAGCTACTTTGATTGCCATCTTTCCTGATGCTATTCTCATAAGCTCTGAAACTTCAATAACTGTCATTCTCTCGAAGCGAGCATAAACTAAATTCTTCATAATCTTTATAATTTTAATTGGTTCAACTTGTAAGATAGGCTCTGAATAGTCAAAAGTACTACCTTTATCTATATGCAAAGGTACGAAAATTTTCTGATATATGCAAATATACTAATGATTATTTTAGTTAAAAATACTAAATTACAATACACTGGTAATCAAATAGTTAAGGCGCCTACTCTCGCGAGCAAACGCCTAGTTGACATAGTAAAAAGAAAATTACAAGAAACCGCCACGTCTGAGCTGTGCATCGGTAGCATTGTTAAGCCACTCCTCGCACTTCTCTATGACGCCCGTACAAGCGTCCGGTGCATCATCGTTGGCGTTATATCCTTCCTTTCTGTAGGATTTCATATCGTGGGCGAACTCCGGCCACAACTGTTCCCAATTAGAGGGGAAGACTAGTTTATTGTTTACCTCGCTGGAGCGAGTGAAGATTCTAATCTGTTTGTTCTTCGATTGCGTGAACGTTACGAACTGGGTGATTCTGTTTCCGTGTTCCCTTGTTATGCGCTCGACATTGCGGGCATAAGAGCGGCCACCGTTGTTACTTTCAACGAAACACACGTCTGTCTGATTGCGCTTAACCATATTGGCTTGCGCTGGTTCCGTGTATTCCATCGGTAGCTTGGTGTATAGAACATCGGTAACATAGTAGCCGTCATCGTGTGCATCGAAGCATATAGAGCAAAGGAAGTCGAAACCGGTATCTGCCGAGTCGGTGTAGTTTCCAATCATTCTTGCATACCTTCTGTCCGGCAGCTCATCGTATGTTCTGAAGGCATGGTACATAAGACCTTCCATAGGGGTAGGGTTCTGCATGTACTGTGTCTCGAATACGAACTCGCTGGCATGCTTGATTTTGTACAGCTCCTCCAACGTATGTTTCCACGGCCACAAGGCTCGCTCCTTTCCGTCCTCGTCTGTCTGTATTACCGGGAGGGAAACAACCTTCCACTCATTTGGCTCAATCTCTTGAAGGTAACCGCACAAGTCGTGCTCATGCAACCTCTGCATGACGATGATAATTGGCGTATGACGTGAGTTTACACGGTTACGGATGGTTGTCTCGAAACGTCTGTTGATAGACTCTCTGACGTTATCAGACAAAGCATCGTCCGGTCGTAAAGGGTCATCGATAACTATGGCTCCCGAAAAGTGACCGGGGTTGAACGTAGCCATAAACTTATCCATGTTCTTTATGTCTTCTTCGGTCCAGTCTGGCTGACCTGCACCAAAACCTGTGATCTGACCCAAGGTAGATGTAGCATACTCACCACCACCTGCCGTTGTGCTCCATTTTGATCTTGTGTTATCGTTCTTTCTGATTTTGACATTCGGGAATAGTGTTTGAAAATATGTAGAAGTTATCGTGTCCTTGACTGCCATAGAATTGTCCTGGACGAGACTTCCGGAATAAGATATATGAAGAAACTTTGAAGCAGGGTTCAGCGCAAGACCATATGCGATAAACATCTGTGAACACAAGAGGGTCTTTCCGTAACGAGGGCTGATGTTGATAATCAGCTTATTCGTCTTTCCTCTTATCACATCCATGAGCGCATCACATATAATCCTGTGATGTTCGCCTATTACATACTCACGTCGAGCAGTATAGGCGAACATCTTAGTAGTGAATTGCAGCAGGGACGATGCCACTAACTGCTTATGAAGAAAACGTTGTTTCTCAAAGTCCATTTATCTTCTGTAATTCTTTAATATCATCCAAGGACAGCTTAGGGAACTTGAAGTCCTCACCATCCTTGCCGGTTACTTCTTGAATATGCTTATCTGCCAATCCGTTGAGCCTTGCAACAATGCTGGAATCAAACTGATGAAGCATGGCACCATCAATCTGCTGTGCCATCACGACATTCTCAATCTGTGTTATCACCTGCTCAAAGCCTGGTCTCTTAAGATTACCTCTCTTGAAATCAGCCCATTTCTGAACGATGCCACAGAAAGCACAAAATCCGACAAGGGTATAGGCTCTTCTGAAAACCCTTACCTCTTGTCTCATGGAATTTGTGGATTTGCCGCTGCCACCTGCAATAGAATTGCTACCAGTCTTTTGCTGCCAAGGGTCGTTTTCAACATCATCACAGTAAGCTACAAACTTATCCCATAATTCCTGAGAAGACTTAATCTTGTATGGTCTTCCAACAGGATTGGGGATTCTATGTACGAAAGACTTTACTTTCGGCTGTGATGATTCATCTGTCATGGCTTCTTAACTTTTACTAGTTTACCGCAAGCGGAACAATTATACTCATAATACTCAGAAGGCTTGACCTGGATATTCTCCTCAACGCCCTTCATTTCCTCCTTGAACTTTTGGTCCTTCTGGGCTTCCGTTACGACCTTCTTAGCCGTATGGTTAGTTTCAGCCTTTGAAGGTGCGGCCGCAGGCTTCTGTTCCTTTGGCTTAGCGTTGAGTCCAAGCATACCGGCAATGCTCTCATCGAAAGCAAACTGAATGCTGTTAGGATCACCGAGATAGGAGAGCTCCTTGCGAAGCTTCTTCTCGTTCCAAGTGGCGAACTCGGACGTCTTGTCATCAGCGATTCTATACTGCTTAATCTGCTCGTCAGTCAGATAGTCGACACGGATGCATGGAACCTTATCCATTCCCAATGCCTTAGCAGCCTTATATACACCGTTACCGGTTACAATCACGTTGTTCTTGTCAACAGAAATAGGCTGAGTGATGCCGAAATCCTTGATAGACTGCATGATTGCCTGTACTGCCGTCTCGTCGGTCTTGTGCGAACCGTCATGAGGCACGATGCTGTCAATAGGTAACTCAATTACCTTGTCATTAATCTTAATCTCTTCCATACCTGTTAATCCTCAATTTCTATTGTTTCCATATTTCCGCAATACGGGCAAACGACCTTCATATAATGTGAACCGTCCTCGCGCTCTTTGAGAACGAACAAATCCTTGGCAGGGTCTTCCTCCTCATCCGAAGGAGCTTCCTCGCTTTCGCCAGCCTCTTCATTGGATGGAGCCTCGAAGTTCTCCTCATCAACCTGAGAATAGTCATCCTGGAAGCCGCCATACTCTTCTGCCTGCTGGTTGATGCTGTCGAGTGAGAAGTTGAGCATCTGATTGATGTCCTCAAAGAAGAATGCCTGCATATCGGTAGGAACCTCCATGTTGCGCAATTCCTCCAAAAGCTGGTCTTCATCAAAGGAAGATTTCTCTGCCAGCTTGTTATCGAGGATGCGGTACTTCTTTGCCATTTCGTCGTCCATATCCGAGTAAACGACAGGAACGAACTCCATGCCCAACTGGTAAGCGGCCACGTATCTTGTGTGACCGGCAATGATTACACCTGCCTTATCAACGAGGATAGGCTTAACGAATCCAAAACGCTTGATACTCTCCTTCGTAGGCTCAACCGCATTCGTGTTGTCACGAGGGTTGTCATAGTAAGGAAAGATTTCACTGAGCTTAACTGACTTTACTTTCATTTCTTATCCTCCTTCTTCTTGGCTGTCTCTCTTGCTACGCGTCTCTCGTCGACAACCTTTTCGATAGCCGCATTATACTTATAGCTTCTGAAAATCTTGGCGAAACCGGTAACATACTTAAGCTTTACAAGCTCTTTCTGCTCCAGACCTACCTTTTCGCAAATCTCACGCTCAGACACACCATCTCTGAGCATATTGAAGACGATGTTTACCATTCCATCTACAGAGTGACTTCCACGGGCACGATTGTGTCTTACGGTTGATGCCATACGCTGGTCGATGTCCTTGTCTAGGACCACAATCGGCAGCTTTCCGCCACATCGCTCATTGATGTCCGCAAACTTGCGAATAACGAGGTTTCTGTGGAAACCGTCGATGATTACATACTTCTGCAGCTTCTCGTCCCAAATTGTAACGATAGGCATTGTGTAACCGTCTTCCCTCACGGATGTATAGAGAAGACGCATTTCCTTATCTGCCACATGGTTAGGGTTGTAGTTGTTGGCTACAACCATATCCTTGTCAACCCAAAGTACGCAATCTACAGGGTTGACTTTCTCCGGAGATAAGGAACTGATATACTTTCTGAGGTCGTTCAAAAACTGCACCTTATCCTTGGCAGCATCAAACTCCTTCTTGATGTTCTCTTGAAGATTCATATTCCTTATTAGCTTTTTCTATTTTAACATAATTGTCGCTCAAATACTGACGCAAAGAACGCTCTACGCTCTGAATGCGCTTCATTCCGAAATCTTCCGCAATGACGCAGACAGCGCTGGTATAACCAATCTGATGTATTACGTAATCAATGCACTCCTGGCAATGACCGGCTTTAGCTACATTTCTCTTCTTGGCGGAACGGTAGCCTTTCTTGATAGTCTCTGCATTCTTCTTGTCTTCACAAAGATTGTCTGCGAGATAATCAACGTATTCATCCCAATCCTTGAAATAAGGTGGCAAGTTGTAGCAGTATGTTGCCACTTCGTTAAAGACGTGTACAGATGTATTGACGTTTGCCACTCTTCGCACCAGCTTGTCGTAGAACCATGGATCAACCTCCTTGATGAAACCTAAGTCGTGGATAGCCTGCTCATGAATGAGGGAACTAACTCGGCACGCTCTGAGTGGCTTCTGGGTGAACTGGTAGTTGTAGAGTTTGCAGTACGGAAGCTTGTTGCTGAAGATGTAATACCATACATCATAAACCTTCCAATCCCAAATAGGGTAGAGCACCAGACTTCTCGGTGTGCCGTCTTTATAATATCCGCCACCACCTCCCCACGTAATACCTGGAAGGCACTCGCCTCTAGTAAGACCCGACAATCGTGCCGGCGACTCCTCGATACGGACACCACCTAAAGTTAGATAGTCTTTGCCGAAGAGCATTCTGTGTACCTGATCAAGGGTCTTGGAGAAATACTGATTGTGCGGAATCTCCAAATCACCATATGAATCTGGCTCCTTCTCACGAATCCACTTTTCTCCTGGCCCCCATACATTGAACCATTCTCCCTTTGAGGCATTCCATTCCTGGAAGTATGACTGAATCCAATATGGCTCAACCCACGGCAAGTGCATGATGTATCGTATGTACTCGATAGTCATTGGAGTCTCTGCCTCTTGGTCTAGGAAGAGGACGGGAATCTTTTCAATTCCCATCTCCTTCATAACCTCGTGCGCAAGGTTGAGAACCACGGTAGAGTCCTTTCCTCCCGACATCGTCACGACAATCTTACGCTTACCATAAAACTCCCGAAAGATGTATCTGAATCTTTCAAGAGCTGCCTCATAAACGTTTTTGTCACTGTAAAATATCATTTCTTTCTATTGTTTAATAATACCTTGTCGCTGGAATTACTGAAATGGGTGTCAAGGTAATTCTTAAGCCTACCCATCATTTCATTATTGTTGTGGCCGCGAGCGGCATTGTGCATGATTGTTGCATATCTCAACTTCTCTTCGTCGAAATCAACAAAGCATACAGGAACCATCTCATATCCGATGACGCAGGCGGCACGGTATCTGTTCTCTCCGTCCACAATCTGCATCGTCGAGCGGTTGACAACAATAGGCTGAGTAAATCCGAAATAGAGCAACGATTTGATGAGAAGGTCAAAACTGTCTGCATCATGCGTATTAGGATTATAGTCATTCGGATAAATGTCATCAACCTTAACGTATTCAATATGCAGCGGCTTCACCTGCTCAACCTCGATATTGTCCTTCGCCAATTTCAAGGCTAGATTTTCCTTAGAGTTTTTTGTATTCATCGAGAAATTCCTTGTTTACGATTTCCTTAACCCAATCCTTGCTTGACTTAGCCAAATAAGGATTCTTGAACTCACTCTCCCAATCTACAGACTCTACATCAAACTGGTTGTCGTAGGTCTTGCTGTTTCGAGGAATGCCACCTACGGCGCCTGGATTGTTGAACGTGCTTCTGTATGCACCGAAATGCTGAACCAGACCGGGAACGATAGCGTAAAGGTCGATACCCTTTGCCTGAAGGTATGCCTTAAGGCGCGAATCATCATAACGTGTCTGATCATCCGTCATCTTGTTTGAAGTTTCAACAAAGTCCTTGGCTAGGTCATTTGGATATACGCTAGCCTGCAGCCAGAAATTAGTCTTTGTAGAAATAACGTGCTTGCCCTTTGCGTAACAATCAGTATAGTCACCATTTGTAGGATTGTAGAAACTGATAACATTGTTTTCGGGAGCAAAAGAGAGAATATGTAAAATCTTGGCAAGAATGTTGCGGTCAAAGGTAATGTCATCGTGGATAATCATGCGATGGGTTCCTTCCGCTACCTCTTGCGTCAACGCTTGGGAATAATTGTCCCAAAGACCCTTACCTCGGTCCATAGAGATACTGACAGGAATACCATAAGGCTTCGTGCTGGTCTCTATCAACTTCTTAAGGTATTTGCCCTCACGTTCTCGCTTCGGAACGTTGAGGATGATAATCTGAGAGAGTTTAATCATATGCGTAATTATTTAGTAACTGTCCATTCTCCACCTCGCTTGGTTACCTTGCTTATGGCTACAGCCAAACGGTTTCTGTTCATATCGCTACCATAGAAAACCTTACCTGCGGCATAGGCTGCTTGGGCAACAAGTCCTTGACCCATGAAGAAGTCTGTGATAGAGCTGAACGGAACATCCTTACAAATCTTGAACACCGCATCCCATTCATCCATTCCCTGGAGTCCCCAGTCTTCTGCCTGCTTGGTGCCTTGGATAATCCAGCACTTGCAATCTGGCTTATGATAATAGGTGTTCTCGTAGATTTTTACATGAGGGAACAGAGATTCTACCATAGGAACCAACTGTTTCTTATTTCTGTAGAAGCACTCGACGAATAGTCTGTCCGGATTAATCTGCTCGATGCACCTCTTGATGTGGGCAACGAACTCGTCAAAATTATCAACCGGGCATTGCTTCTCCGCCTTGGTATAATACGCTTTGAGGACACCTTTACTTCCTGCTGGGTCGATGAATACGCAATCGGCATTCTTTGAAAACTCCGGAAGCCCCAAAGTAATATCGGCAATGGTAATCTTGCTACCATTGCCTAAACTGTAAATCTCGCCTTCTGTGATGGGGTATTTGTCAATACTGCCATCATAACGCAAACCTTTCTGTGATGTCATACGCAATTTACTATTAAATAATTGTGATACTCTGATACGTTTTCTTCACCAAAAAGACTGCACAAGACCTTCTTTGAATAGAAAAAATGTCTGAACTCCACATCACACTTCTCATAAGTGACCGGATGATATTTTTCCTTGTAGAACATCAAGAACTTGCGAGCCTTGCACTGCGATATTGCCAGAACGGCATAACGGGAAAGATAAGATGGGGAACCGAACAATGCTACGATATTGTCGAAATTCCTGCAATCTAAACTCTTTCCGTCGAAAGGCTCACATACAACCCTATCCTTATAGGTTGGATATTTGTTAGTGAACTGCTCCAACATTCCTTTACTAGGATCAATTCCTAGATATTCCTGTGGGTCGATTTTTGCAATCTCTGTCAGCAAGCCGGTACCACATCCGATGTCTAGGATTGAACCGCTGAGAGGTGGGAGCATTTGCCCCACCTCACGGTTCTCAACGAGACTCATTTCATCACGAAACAAAGTGTCGTACTTACTTGCTATTTTATCATACTGGGAATAATTCATTTTCTACTGTTGCCTGTTGCCAGGTGATTTTTTTACTTGAAATGGTTACGAAATTCTTGTGATTGTATATGTTACAATTCGGGAACATCGATTTCAACTGCATTCTGTCATAGGTGAAATGGTGCATTTCCTCGAACTCTGCAGGGGTGTAGTCATCCTTGTAGAACATAAGGCAATAATCCAAACCACTCTCGCCCAGTTTGCGGAGATACTGAGGCATGAAGTAGGAAGCGGTACCGAAAAGAGCAACCACAACGCTGTCTGCCGACATCCATTTCTTTATCGCCTCCTCAAAAGAAATAGTAGAACATCTTCGGAAAAAGCCAGAGGTCTTCTCCCTGAACTGCTTGATTGCTTTCTTGCTAGGATCAACTCCATAATACATTTCCGGCTTTATCTTGGTGAAAGCGACGAAGTCTCCGTTTCCGATGCCTGCCTCGAAAAATCTTCTGTCCTTGAACGTGAACATGATAGATTTTGCCATCACGTCCATTTCCTGATTCGAATAGATTCTCGGTACCGGCCACTCCAGGAAGTCGAACTCGTTGAAAACCTTCTGTCTGTTCAAAATCCAAGTAGTCTCGAATGGGTCACCCATCGTCCAATACTTGTAACCGTCAATGTAAAGGTAAGGGAAATTATACTTTCCCCATCTTTCATGGACTCCATTGTCTCGCTGTGCGCTGACGAAGTAATAGAACTCGTCGTTTGTCAATGCGCACTTGTCTCTGTGAATGTACTCATGAGGAACGTCTATCATTGAAGTGGCCCATTGCCACTTACAACGCTTGATGAACTCTCTGAGCTTACTGTAATCGTATTCCATCGCTGCAAATTTAATAAAATATTTAATGATTAAATACTTAAAATCTAAAATTAACTATATTTTAACATAAAATTGTGCATATATGCGGCTTGAATAGTCAAAAACACCGCAAAATAGGCTCTTCTCATACGCAAAGGTACGAAAAAATCTCGATATATGCAAATATATCAAATGAAAATTTTAGCCAAAAATACTAAAAATTACGCCGTTCTACTAGCCCTGTTCGGGAGCCTGGATTCTATCTGCCACAGATTATCTTTGATAAGCTTCAGAATGGTATCGTGAAAAGCGGAATTGATGTTTCCGTGGCCCTGGCATTGAACAACGGTAACATCGGCTAAGTTTACCTCGATTGTCTCCATACGCTGACCGTTTACCTTGGCAGAAAGTATGAGGCAGTTCGGCTTTCTGTTCACATCGTAATAACCGTTCCTAAATACACAGTGCCCCATTTCCTTGCCCTCTTCAAAGAACTCCTGGACGGACTTAAGAACCTGTATGTCTATGGCGCCATCCTTTATGTCAATGTCAAAGAACTGCTTTCTTCTGTCAACATATACATTAGCCATTGCTTCTGCCTTTTTCTTATTCTCCTCTTCGGCTTTAGCAGCTTGCTCCAGATATCTGAGTTGCATTTTCTCTTCCGCAATCAAACGCAGCTTAGTCATTCTGTCCTCCATTTTCTTTTTCTTGTTGTCTGCTGCCTTTAGCCACTTGTCGTGCGCCTCACGAAGATTCTCCGGGCAAACTATAGAAGGGTTACGTACATCTTTCTTAAGATACATAATACTGTCGAGCATATCCCACCACAAGCTATCGTAAATATAAGAAGCCTTTCCGTGTCTGACAACAATCTTGACGGCAGACATTTTTTCTCTGTCGAAGACAGCTTCATGGTACTTACACACCTTCCACATATCAATATCACGTCTCATGAGAGTTTCATTGTATGGGTTAGCATTGACGGAACGGAAGATTTCGTCACACAGAATCTTTTCCCCGAAGTCTCTGAGAGCATATTTATACTTGCCTTGGACTGAAGCGTAATATACTCCATCGAATCCAATATCACGAGGATCACCCAAGAAACTCCATACAGTATGCGTTCTTACTTCCAACTTTCCGAAAGCAGAAAAAGCATCTTCTATATATCCGCTGGTTCGCTGCTTGGCAAGAAAAACATATTCCCCGTCTTTCAACCATTGCTGCATACACTCCTTGAAGTAAATCTTCTCCTTAACCATCTTGTGGAACCGGAACTTCACTCTTACCTGGAAGTACCTGAGAACCTGCCATCCCTTGAATGTGCATACAAGGTAGAAGCATCCTCTAGAAAATCTGTCACCATACTTGTAGGCATCATCTTCAGAGATGCAAGTCTTGATGGCCCACTCACGTTGCTTGTCTGATAACTCCGGAATTCTGTCCGAGAGTTTTACAACTTCACGTTCTGTCTTATTTCTTGGCTTCATAACTCACATATTTAAAAATCAAACAAACTCAACTGCCCAATCTCAGCATCTTTCTTTCTCTGAGCCTCGGCTTTCTTCTTCAAGCGCTCCTTCTCAGCGGACTCCTTCTTCTGGAGTTCGATGATTTTGGCTTGCTTGAATTCCTCCTCAGCCTTCTTCTCCAGATTCTCCTTGGTCTGGTCTGAGAGATTTGTAACAATGGTGCAATTCTGATTCTTAGTGAATGAGACTTCTTCTTCATTATAATAATGAACTGCCATTCCGTAAACCTCATCATCGTCAAAGCCATTCCTTCCGGATTTCTTGACCTCTGAGATAATAAAGTCGCAGCAATCATCGATATTCTTGCCAGGCTTGGCGTAATCCTTTGCGAACAATTCATCCTCTGCTGCACGCTTGTCAAGATATGCCTTGATTACCTTCTTGAATGTTTCTGATCCTTTCATAACCTTTCCATTTTTTGAAACCTATAGGCTTGTCTCTAAAACCCTTACGGAATGCTTCTCTCATAGAGATGCAAATGAAATCTACGCTGCATTGTGCCAAGCCCGTACAAAACGCACAATCCTCGCAATCATCCATTGGTTCCGCTACGTACACGATGCCGTTAATGACTATCGCCGCTTTCTCCTTGAAGACTGCCATTTCTTTTCGCCAGCAAAGCCTTTGCCCTTATTAATCTTCTAGCCAAATCAAAGTCTTTGGGCCTTGTGGATTTTTCATTAATAAAAGCTGCTGCTTTTTCTAGAACACTAAGCAGTTCTCTGAACTCAGTCTTCGTTGTCTTCACTTCCATACGCTTTCTGTGCCGTTATAATTCTACAACCGGTGTAATCGTCGGCAGAAAGGACAATCTCACCATTCTTAACCTTTTCTCTAATCATGGAGCAAGCATCCGTATTTGATTCTGCCTCTACGGTTATTGTCTTACTCAAAGTTTCTTGAATGCAAACATCATATTTCATATTATGTTACCTCCCATGTTTCAATATTAAACTCATAGTTTTTACCACTACATTGGCTCTGCCCGATATTGCGCAAATCTTTAAGTTGCTCTTCCGAAGCTCCGTTTGCCTCGGCTGTTGCGTAGCATTTCTGAGGGCTATCGGCTACTCTGAGCAATTCGCCGCTTCCCTTTGTATGCCAGGCATCTTCTTTATAAATCAGATATACCTTCATAATTAAACCTCTTTAAAATGAACACTAGTTTTATCTTCTCGTTCGTCAGCAGTACAAGCTAGGTTTGTACAAGTAACTTCTTGATCGTGAAGTGGAACGTTAGGTACACAAACGGCGCAATTAACACAATCTCCACGTTCCGATACCACGCAGGTTTTCCCGTTTATACTAAGCTTCTGTCCGATAGGATAGTATGTTTGTACGCCAAAACTGCTGACTGCGATAATATCTTTCCCTTTCATAATCAATCCTCCTTTTCTTTTAAGTAACGAAGGTATAACTGACAGTTGTCGCAATCAGAATTGCATTTGTAACTGTACTCGTTGGCGCAAGCCATAAATAATTCACTTCTTTTCATAAGCGTCCCGATAACAAATAAATAAGTCGTAAATCATCTTCTCGCAAGCCTCCATATCTTCCAGTACATCCCTCATGTGGTATGGTGCTCCATTCTTTCCATGTCCCTCGTTGTCCAACCACAAATATGCTTCACTGTCAGCATCATATTCTACGTAACGCTGGTGAATACTGTTGATCAATTCTTCCGCACTTTCAAATGGTCCGGTTGATATTGAAAAGTCTTGACCTGCAGGTGAAAATCTTGAAAAGAGCAATCCTTTCCCATTCGTGTATTCCTCTTCGGTGACAGTCCAGGAATCAGACTCTGCTATTTTTATTAATTCTTCTATTTCCATATTATTTTAAAATTAAAGGTCGGGTGCCGTCTTTCCGAGCTGTCGCAAAATAAAGAATATCAAACATTGTTTTGTTATTTAATCCCGACCATTGATTAACGATGATTTTTACTTAATTCTACATGACTCACCTCCAATCTTATTAAGTTTAACTTCCATATCCTGTAAATCTGCCAACGGCGGAACTTCTTGTCTCGTTGCACACCGAGCCTGGTTTCAAGAAGTACTTATAGTGAGTGCTTCTCTCCAACCTCTCACTCCAACAGAAACCGAAAGCATCGAACTCCTTACCGCACCATTCATGACCGTAGTAGTATTCGCTGGCATGCACCTTCTGTTCCTTGCTGAGCTGCAAGAATAGTGCGCGACTCTTGCTAAGTTCCGTTGGGTTCTCCTTGAACTCCTTCTCGATTTGCTTACGCTTCTCGGTATATTCAGCTAATTTCTGCTGATACTCATCCTCGCTGTCGCAAAGATAATAATCTGTGTCAGTCCAACGGCTATCCCAATAGGAATTGGAAGACTGATGTATATGATAAATATTCTTCATAATTGTATATTTTTATTGGAAGGTAGGCTGCCGTCTTTCCGGCTGCCAGATAAGAATAAGGTATCTAACTAGTGGGTGTCCTTACTACCCGTTATGTTAAACCTTACTTTTGCCTACCTTTATAATAAGTATATAAATCCATCATGCTATTATAGAACCACTGCCATGCGACAATCTCCTTCTGCTCTTTGGTAATATCCAGGGCATCAGTAATCATCTTTCTGCGCCAGTTTATCAGTCTGTCACATGACTGGATGATTCTTGCAATCATCACATGAGCGACATTCTCCATCATTACCGCCTCGCCATTTACCATCTTCAGGGCGTACTTTTCTGCAGCATCGTGCCAAAGGTCGTAGGCGACTGAATCATTATTGAGCATCAGATAGAGTTCTTCCATATCAGCAGTTCTCTTGTACTGAACCATTTCCTTTACAACCATAGCTATCTCCTTTCCAATGTTAAGTCTATCACGTATGGAAGAGTATGCTGTGGCATTTCTCCTAAATTGATGCAGTTGAATTGGCAGATACGTTTAATGGAAGCTTCTTCCTTTTCAACAACCTTGTAGATCAACTTAGGTTTAATTTGTTCTGTCAGCTCAACATTGAAGTAAGAGCAGTTCTCATCCATTGATATTCTCGTTGCAATGGCAACGAGCCCAAAGTCCGGGCTGAAGAACAGATACTTGCTGCCCGTAAAGATGGCATCTATTCTGTTCTTTGTATTTCCTGTCACTCTTATAACGTTCATAATTATTGTTCCATTAAATGTTTGACAAGTTCTTCTTTTGAAGAGAATATATCTCCAAGCCTTTTACTTACATAGTTTCTGTCTATCTCTAGGATAACATAATTATTATTTAGTGCTGCTTTGAGACATCTTTCTATACGGTCGCGCTCACTGAAAGAATAATAATTTCGATAGCTTGTAGGGCACAAATTTGTACTCACTATATTGTATATTCTTTCGCCTATATCTCTAGAATGATAATCAACATAAAGCTTTTTGTCATCTTCATAGTCTGAAAGAGATATAAGGACAATTCTACCCGAAACAATTTTGTTGTCCCTCATAATGAAGACCTGCTGTCCGATAGCATACTTGCTCTGATATGTAGTAGCTAAATCGGAAAAGACTCGTCCACAATCCAGCTGGAAAACTGCATATAAAACGGTTCCATTATTGAAAGCTTCCAGGTAACGCTCTATCTTCTCGTTTTCTGTCGGCTCTCGTTCAGTGACGTTTCCATCGTCATCCGTAACCTCGACATCGTCATCAAAAGTGCCTTCATGCTCGTTCCAAATAGAAAATTGCTCTTTTAGAGCATTGTATTTCATTATTTCTGAAATACTGTTGATCTTGATACCTACATATCCGTTTCCAAAATTCTTTGTATTCATATTAACCCTCCAGACTATTAATGTATTCCTTACGTGCCTTTACAAAAAGCTTCTTCTTTCTGTCATCTGAAAGAAACTCCTTAACGGTATATCCCAAAGCGATGATACCATTTTCAAACTCAAAGGTAAGGCCACACTCATGATTGCCAAATTCATATTTCAAGGCATCCACCAAATTCTCATCGTTGCTCAGAAACTCCTCTGATTCCTTAACGGAACGCTCACCGAATACCAGAAATAAGTGGTAATCCTTTTTGAGGCAATAAGCACCGGCACCGATGGAACATATCTTTTCCAGGTCTTCCTTACTTGTGGTAAGCCCCCATTCAGCCATCATTTCCTTAAACTGCTTGTCTCCAAATGCAGCCTTCATTGGCAGCTTGCCAAACTCATCCTGCTGCTTTTTCTTGAACTCTTGGTATTTCATGCTTCTTTCTTTACTTTATAGTTATTAAATGGATCTACCTTGTTTAGTAGCTCTGCGTTTCTGTTAGCTTCCTTTTCATCGGAGTAGTCTCCAAACTCTTCGGAAACATCACCTGTGGGGCAAATTCTTTCGATACAATATTTCATACAGCACCTTCCATCATTAAAAGTTTGTGTTCTTCTTCACTGTCACCAACATGACCATACAGAAGTCCGTCTTCTGTGTTTTGCCAATATTCGTGCGGTACAGAGTGCGAAGCCATACTTACCAACACTACAACATAGCCCAAAGACTTGATAAGATTGAAATTTGAATTTCTCATAATTATTCCCTTTCTATTTTTTAAGATTAAAATTGTATAATAACGCCAAATGGCTATCGTCCAATTCTCTCCAATCATCAACTGTATCAAGATAAGCCTTGACTTTTGAAAGCGAAATTGGAACCGTTGGATAAGCAGAACAAAATCTGCGAAGCATGTACTCTGATAAAGATTCTTCCATAGCCTTCGAATTGTTAATGATTACTATGCGTTAATGAGGTCTATCACATCAGAAGCATCAAAGTCATCCATACTATTGTATGTAACATAGAAATCTTCCTCATCGTCAGCAAGCAGACCTTCAGCCTCTTCCTTAAATTCATAAAAGTCCTCATCCGTGTCTTCATAATTCAATGCCTCTCGAATTATTGCCCACAACTTTCTCTGCTTTTCGTTAAGCGAGTTTAATTTTGTATTCATAATCTTTATAATTTTAATTGGTTCAACTTGTATGGTAGGCTCTGAATAGTCAAAAGTACTACCTTTATCTATATGCAAAGGTACGAAAAT